ATGTTTGATTTTAATGAAGATAATATACTAAATGATAATAGTACTATTGATAGTATACAGCTTAACTTATTAGATATAAGAGTTGTATTTTTCAATTGTTATAAAATTTTCATTAAGGTGGAAAAATATAATGATGGAGAATACCTGATTACTAATATAGTTGAAGAAAATAAAATTAATATTAGTCATAATGAATTAATAACGTATAAAAGTTTTGAATCTTTATTACGTACAGAGTTTACTTGTATAAACATAAGTAGTATTGATAAATGTATAGAAGAAGTATATACGTCTAAATATTTTAAAATACTTACAAAAAGGGGTTTTGGCAATATAACTCCTTCTAAAGTGTTAATAAAATTTAATGACAATATTGATGTACAGGATTTAATTAAACTTAGTGATATAAATGATTATAATAATGCACTTGATGATATTAATAGGCAGGGGTGTTTAGATATTACTACATATAATAGATTTTTTGATTTATTACCTAACCCTTTATATAAAATTGGGGATAATGTATTAGACCCAAAATTTCATAAATTTTATATAACTTCATTAAATAGTAAACAACAAGAATATTCTAAAGATTCCATATTTTATATGGATAAATCAAATAAAAAATTTTATTTCATCTTTCAACATAAAACATTAATGGAGTTAGGTATATGGGATATAGTAGAAATATTAAGATGCCATACAGCATATAGATTTATAAGCAATAATTTATTTACAGACGAACGAACGCGTTCAATTTATAAAATGGATGGTATTAATAAAAATATTAGTATAACAATATTATCACCTAATAAAAATGATGTTCCTGAATATATATTAAAAAGAGCAGGTTGTAATTTAAAACAATCTTATATGCAACGTTGGGCAATTATAATGGTTGAACCCTATTAAAAATTAAAGTATATGTTTGATTTTAATGATGTTATAGAAAATAATAATATTATTGATAATATACAACATGATTTTTTAGATATAAATGTGATGTTTTTTAATTGTTATAAACTATTAATAAAAGCAGAACTACAAGATAATAATTGGTATGTTATTACTAATTTGGTTGGGCGTTTTGACCAAACTGAAAATAAACGTAATGGTTTAATAACGCATGAAATATTTGAATCTTTATTAGATACAGAATTTAAATACACTGGTATGTTAAAAAACAAAAATAGTGTGTTAGTTGATGTATATACTTCCAAATATTTTATAGTACATATAGCAAAAGATATTTTTAATAGTGTATATCCTTATAAAACATTAATAAAATTTAATGACAATATTGATATAAAAGATCTAATTATGCACAGTGATATAAGTGATTATAATAATGCACTTAATGATATTCAACGATCTGGGTGTACTGACATAATGTCATATGTTAGATTTATGCGCATAATGAAATATGGACATGACTATACAATAGGCGATAATATATTAGATCCTAAATTTAATATGTATTTCAGAAAAGATGATTTGAATAATTTACAAAAAGACTATAACGATTCTTCTATATTTTATATGGATAAGACCAATACTAAGTTTTATTTCATATTGGCGCCGTATATATTGAGACGTATGACAGCTTATAGCTTTGCAGAATTAATTGATTATTCTTCTGCATTTCATTTAATAGATAATAACTTAAGTAAACATGAAACTAACAGTGAACAATTTGTAATATATAAACCAAAAGATTATTATCCTTTTTATTTAGATACTAAGTATGATAACCGAAAAATTAATATAACTATCACTGATAATGTGCATAATACTACTATTCCTGATTATATTTTAAATCAGTATGTAAATTATGATGACGTACAAAAATCAAAAACTAATATGCACGATTACAGAATTATAATTGTTGAACCTTGTTAAAAATTAAAGTATATGTTTGATTTCAATAATGTAATAGAAGATAATAATAGTAAAGAAACTACAGATAAAGTATTTCTTTCTATGTTAGATATAAGAGTATTGTTCTTTAATAAGTACAAGTACCTGATAGAAGTAAAAAATCCATCTGAAGATAAAGGGTTTCAAAAAATAACTAATATTATTGATAATACTTATGGTAATAAAGATAATAAGAACCCTTTTATTATGGAGAAGCAGTTCCACTTATTGTTAGAGAAATATTTTAAAGTAATTGATACGAAACAATTATATCCAGGATATAAAGAGCATGAACCTTATTTTACAAACAATAGCAAAAAGACTGAACAAATTATATATACAGATGGGATCTTTATGATTGAAGAAATTAGCGAAGGTCCGCTGCTCATCTTTTCATCAGACCATGATTATAGTATTAAATTAGCTTCGTATAATGATAAGTTAATAGAACAAATAACAGACTTATCTTACCCTTCAAATTATAATAAAATAGTGAGGGATATTACAGAGGGGTGTTTAAGTCCATTAAATTATTATAATAAGTTATTAGAAATTTGTGAATATGTAACATTGGAAGGGTTTGATTCATATATGCTTAATTATAATTTATTGAAGGGTGCAATACAATTCTATATGGATAATAATAATCATAATAAGTTTTATTTTATATATGATACTATATATATAAGACAACTTTTACATAAACGTTTATTTACTCAAAATAAAAAATTAGGTGATAATGATAGATTTGTATACTTATTTAAATTTGATGATTTAGTGCCTGGCGGTATTTATAAATTAGATATTGTAGATTATGATAATACTATTAAATCAAGATATAAACATTATACTATAGCACCACATAGATTTATCAACATGTGTTGTACATTTTCAAATTTTAATAAATTATTTAAATCTATAAATTTTGAAAGCTATAATTTCTCAGATACTGATAATATTTTTAATATTTTATATAATAAAATACTTTTAGAATATCAAAAACATATTTATAAAGTAGATATAAAATATTTTGATTTATTTGCTATATATATAATACGTTTTAATAATAGAAAGGCTTCACCTCTAATATACTTATCATATAGACCAGATATAGAAATATCTGAATTATTACCATATATTTATAAAATATATGATTTACAATTATATAGTGAAATTAATAATGAAATTAAATCATGTAACTTTGACTACTATAATAGTTATTATAATTCTATATATGAGTATATAGAAATGAAATCAGAACTGAATTCAATGTTTAATGATATACGAAGAGGTAATATAATATATTTTAAATATAATGATGAACATTATTTTATAAATCATAGTTCATATTTAACTACACTTAATGATTTACTAACCTTTGATTTTAAAAATAATCTTCACTATAAAGAAAATAATTTTACACATGTTTATACAAAAATCAGTGATAACCCATTTTTAGACATGATGTTTATGTATGTAACAAGCCCATGTAATTTGCCGGAGTTTTATAAGTATATAGAGGGGTGTAATACTACAATTTATAATAATTCCCCAACCATACTTAAAGTTAAGATAAGTAAAAGTAAATAAAATATGAATATTTAGACATTGAATGAATCATATAATAGTAGTTTTATTAAAAAGTTATTTAATAATACTACAACTATTAAATATTGTACCAACATTAGGGAACATCATCATAATAGTATATATTCGTATTTGAAACCGTATATAAAACATAATAAAGACCATTCTAATTATATAGTTAATTAGATCTTATTATCTATAGATAAACTATATATGGAATATTTGAATTTAATAGATGATAAGGAAGTTAGAAAATTATTTATAGATAATACTAAAAAGGATAAGTATAACGGTTTACCATCTATTAAATTTAAAGAATATAAAAAAGTTGATGAATTAATATCAAATTATCAGTTTAAAGATATAGACACGCATAAATTTGCAGTCTATGCAAGTAATATAATAAAGGAATATAAAAATTTATGTAATTTATTATTTAAATATAAAACTGGTAATTTTGAAATTTCCTTTGATGAAATATTACCGGAACTTCGACCATTATACTATATACAAGATAGTGATATAATTAGAATTGATAAAAAAGATGTATTAAATAAAATATAGAGTTATTTTAGAGATAACACTAAAAATCCTGAATTTAATTAGTATATACTTTTTGTTAAAGAAAATAATTTATCTGCATTTTTTTATAAAGATGTTGATAGTACACGGTTTATAAAGTATTTTAATGATGATTTAAGTAATATGAATATGTTTCTTTCTTATAAAGATGAGTTATCGGAGGCTATAAATAATTTCAAGGGTAATACTAATTTTTATAAACGAGATGCTATTAATATTCCTTTAATACCATATAATAATATTGAATAGGTTGTAGGTATAGTTAAAGAAATAACAAATAATTCACCATTCTTTGAAACTACTGTCCCTGACCCATATGATTGGAAGTATCATATATATCCTAAATTATATGAATATAAAGTTTATTATATAAAGATTCCTGTAAGTATGAACAGCAAATTTAATAATTATGATTATAATGTTGATACAAAACTTTAGTTGCCTGATACTATTTAGAAAGAAACATCGTTTAATTATATACAAAGGCATCCATTTGTAAGATTATTTGATATATTTTATGATAATTTATTACATTCTAAGTTATGGTATTTCTATTAGGGTTTAAGTATAACTAACGAAATATGTATTTTTAGAAATGATTATATGTTTAATATATAGTATGGTATGCCATATACTGAATTAGTTAAAGATGATAATACATTTAATTTTAATAAAAATTTAGTAAATAATTTACTTTATACAAATATGTCAAAAGCTTATAGTATAGTTGAGAAGTTTCATAATTTTGTAAAAAAGAGTAATACATATACAGATGAGCAAATTAAATCTATTGAGACTAAAGATAGATTAGTGAAATTTAATGATATTTTTGACAAGCTTAATTCTAAATTTAAATAGTTGTTGGATTTATATAAAACAAGTTAAATTTAATTAAACTATTGGTTTATTTTACTTTATAATTAGTAATTAAAACGATAGTAAATATTTTTATTTATGTTGACCCAAGATTTAAATACATTAAAGCATGAATATATTTCATTATTAAAGTCTACAAATGTAGAAGGTATAGATAACTTATTAGCATGGTTAGAAACTTCTGATTTCTTTGAAGCCCCTTCATCTTCAATATATCATGGTGCATGTAAGGGTGGTTTATTGAGACATTCACTTAATGTATATAATGCAGCAATGAAGATTAAGAATGATATGGCAATGTCACTTGCATTACCAGAGAAAAAGATTTCAGAAATTCCAGATAAATCTATTATCATTGCAGCATTGTTACATGACCTATGTAAAGTTAATTATTATCAGCCAGTAGTTAAAATGTGGAAAGATGATTCAGCACCATATGGTCAACAATGGAAGAAGTATATGGGATATGAAATAAATGATAAATTTCCAATGGGACATGGTGAGAAGTCAGTGTTAATTGCGCAACAATTTATTAGATTAACAGGTGAAGAAATGTTAGCAATGCGATGGCATATGGGAATGACTGACCCGGGTGCATACCTATCGCCATATGAAAAACCTGCACTTATGAAGGCAATAAATGATATTCCCTTGGTTATGATCATTATGCAAGCTGATGCATTTGCATCTTTTATGATGGAATGTGAAGTTGACTTAAAAAGAGAAAATGCACTTGATTAAGGTGCATTTTTTTATTTTTATTAGGTTTATAATTAAATTGCAGTAGTGTGGCACTGTGCTATAAAAACTGAGTGAAAACTTGAGTAAATTTGAGTATTTTCATTAGATTTTAACATAATTTGAGCAGTATTTTGATGAAAAATGCTTATATTTTAATAGCATTATTTAAATAAATAACTTTTAAATAAAGTTATAAAAATATTAAATATGCCTAAACTAAATATATAACTTACTTACTAACGCAAACCAGTAGGTAAGTTATTTTAATTATATGTTTAGATATTTACTATTTGCACATTACTATGATAATTTTGTAACTTTTGAAGATCCCGAAGCTGAACGTGTTTGTTTATAGAAATATGATAAAGACCATGATGGTAGACTAAGTATGAATGAAGTGCTTAAAATAAATGAGAGTATAAGTACTTCAGCATTATTTTATAATAACCCTAAAATCAGAGTATTCAAAGAATTTTCTAAATTCGTTAACCTTACTACCGTTGGTAATGATATATTTAGGAGTTGTACTAATTTAGAAGAAGTTTGGTTCCCACCTAATATAACTAATCATTGGTACCGTCCGTTTTTAGATGCTCCTAATGTAAAACGAGTAGTTATAACAGGGAATCCAAATTGGTTGTAGAACACAACCTTTAATAAAGATACATTCTGGCGTATACCTCCTGAACTTAAAGTTTATATACCTGATTAGTACCTGCCAAAATATAAAGAAGATACAAAAGGGTGGTTATGGAACAATAGAATCCGACAGCTTAGTTAGTATCCTAATTAAATTCCATTGTATTCACTTATAGGAAATATGTATTGTTTATAGTCTTTCCATGTATCTGCATGTTTATATAATTCTATAGATTTATCAGGAACATATATTTTTGCATTATTTGCTACATTACGTCCCATAAATAAACCAATAAAATATGTTATAGTTGGAGGAGTTAAACTTTCTAAAATAAAAGCTTCTAATTTATTATGGACCTATGGCGACCATATAAAGGTCTATGGTATATTAGGCCATTCCCCTTTTAATTTAATTCTTTTATATGAAGATACGTTATCATAAAATACAGGGTTATTAGTATATGATAATGTGACAGATTGCAAATTTTTGCAATCATTAAATATTCCCCTCTATAACACTGAAGGATTAAACATATATAAATCATCAAATGACTATATAGTACTTCCATTAAATGTTGTACCGAAATTTGTAATACTAAGTACTTCATTCATACTTAATTTGCCATCATGATTAGTATCCCAATTCTCTAAACATATACGGGTCACTTCCGGATCTTCAAAAGTTACAAAATTATCATAGTATTGTTTGAAACATAAATTACGGTACAACATATAATAAGATAACGTACCTACTGATTTAAGTTAGTAAGTAAGTTATATAATTAATTTCCTTCATTATATTCGCTAATCGGATGTATCTAATTTTTATAATCTTTCCAATTAATTACATTCTTATATAATTCTAATGATTCATTTGGTACATACGCTACAATTTTTGATTTTGTATATCTATTTAAAAAGAAATTATTACGGGCTATAGGAGGGGTTTTATTTTCAAAAATAACTGTACAATCTATTTCATTACCTTCAAATATAGTTCCTTCCACTATATTACATGATTTTGGAATTATTATTTTCTTTATTTTATTATTAGAAAAACAATACTGACCCAATTTTTGTATAGTTTCTGGTAACTAAATTTCAGATAATTTACATCTATTAAAGAAACTTACGGGTAAATATATAATTCTTGTAAAATATTTAAATTCTATAAATGAATTTTCTAAATTATTATTAGTATAAAAATATTGTATAATTGGGTTTATATTAGTTACTGCAGCCGCATCACTAATACTAAATCTTCCGTCTTTATCTTTATCATACAATGATATACAAAGTTTTGTAAGTTCTATATCTTTAAATTTTATAAAATTACTCTAATGCTAATTACAAAGTAGTCTATACCTATACATATATAATAAAATAACTTACCTACTGGTTTGTGTTAGTAAGTAAGTTATATAATTAAATATTTTCATGGTATTCACTAAGTGGTCTAAATGAGGCTATATGTGGTTGATAATTAGAGAATGATTTAAATTGTTCTACTAATTCATCTCTAACATATATTTTAAAACCATCTGGAGCTTTTGGCGCATAAAATATATATATTGGTTCAGGAACTCTAAATGCAAATTTCTATCTTAGTACCAAAGCTTTCAATGAGTTAGCTCCGATAAAGCAATTGGTTCCAAACATAAAATCAGTATTTTCTTCATTTACATCAATTACTTGTAAATTAGTATTTTTTCTAAACCCTAATTTAGTTCGTGTAACAGTATGGGGGAATTTGAAATATTTTAGATTGATACATTTTTCAAAATTACCATCAGAAATATAGGTTATATTAAAATTTTCTAAGTCATACCTTAAATTTACTATATGCTCATTAAATCTAAACATATCATATTCTATTTTGCTTATTTGAAGTGCATCACTTTTCTTAATATACCCTATATTTTTAGTATCATATTGTTTAAGATATATTTTTTCAACTTCCTTATCAGTGAACTTAATTGGCATGTCATAGTAATGTGCAAATAGTAAATGTCTTAACATATAATTAAAATAACTTACCTACTGGTTTATGTTAGTAAGTAAGTTATATAATTAATTTAATTTTCCTATAATTCAGTTATAGATTTTATATATGTATTATATGGAGCTTTAAATAATCCTTTATAATATTCCATATCTTCATCCCTTACATATATACTGAATGGTTTAAATCTGTGCTACCATTCAAATGCAGTTTTTGGGCCTGCAAACTGTATTACTTTACCTCTAAAAATAACTGTCTATAATTTAGAACAATTATAACAAAAATAATGGGCTATAGATTTAACATTTTCGCCAATATCTACTGTAGTAGCATTTATAAATGAGAAATGTGAACCAATATTTATAGATACCGTATTTGGTATTTTAATAGAAGTAAATTTATTATTTAATAAAGCCATATCTGGTATTTGAGTAACTATACCAGGTATTACAAGGGGACTTTCAATAATATCACATCCTAATAAAGTATTATCTATATTAGATATTAAGCAGTTATTTATTTTTTTATAATTAATAGAATCATTAGCTACTATATAAGTACCTGTATTATATATAAATATATCTTTTAATCTTAATTTATTGACATTCGCATATTTTTCTAAGTATAACTTATTACACTAAAACAGAGATGCCTTTACTTCAGAGTTTACAATTATATTTAAGGCACGTATCTTATTAATTGTAATAGGTACTGGGGGTAGTACTATATTTTGTATATTAGAACTAACCCCAATAGATATAGTAATATTCTGAAGACTAATAAAATACTAAAATTCTGGAAAATTATTATATTTTAAGTTGTCTATACCAGATGCATTAAATTCTGCATCTGTAACTAAAGCTAAATCTTCTTTTGTTAATAACCCATCATGGTCTTTATCAAAATTAGTTATTGCCCAATTCTAAATATTAGCGTCTTCGAAAAAGATAAATTTATTATAATATGACTATTTATATAAAGTGGTACGTAACATCTATATATTTATAACTACTGGTTATAAATCAATAACAATTGCTCTCATTGTATACTCACTAGTTTTCTTGTCTTTATTTATGCCTAATTGTGATTTAAAAATTTTCTGTACATAACTTGGCACTTCGTCATACACTTTATCTGAAATAGTTATATTAGTATCTTTACCATTAATTATAGCATGTGTTGTTACTGGCAACTTATTTTTATATAAATTATCAATGATCCAGTCAATAGTATTATAATCAGTGCCTAATAAAATTTGTAATTTGTCTATATTTCCAGTCAAATTTGTGTATGAAGCAAATTGAAGGAAATCATGATGTCTCGTATAGTATATGAAATAAGCTTTATTATTGTTTTTACAAAAGAAAAAAGCATTATTTAATATTTTATTACATACTGCTAAATCTCCTCCTTTTTCATCAAGTCGGAATATTTTTCTATAAGATGCTATGTAATTTAAAGTGTTAGGTAATTCATTTAAAACATCATAATAATCTGTTACTCCAATAGTAGGTAATTTATTACATTTTATAAAATACTGTGCAAACCTTTCATTATTTCTTGGTATAATCCATAAAATTGTAAAATACTCATTAGAAAATACATGAGAAATAAAATCACTATATCTTAGGCGTAGTTCTTTTATCTGCGTATGATCTATAGTACTTAGTCCTACTGCATTTAAATGTTGATATAAAATATATTCAAATATCATATCGCTATACACCTTATCGGAATTGTTAGTTTGATTATACAAGTAGTATTTATTGGAGCTAATATTAGTTATTTCATAAAAACCATTATTACCTATTGGTATACCTTTAAATGGAATTCCATACATATAATAAAATATCTCACATGGATTTATTAATTTAATGGAAATATCATTTATATTATCATTCTGTAATTTATCTATATCACCTAATGTATTATTAAAATCAAACATATATTTTTCTTTTTGAAACTTTATAAATCAACAACAATAGCTCTTAATTTATTCTTTCTATCTCTTGTTTTATAGTTATATTTAAAATATATTTTTATATAATTAGGTACATCTTTTAAATTACTTGTTATATGGATATTTAATTTATGTTCGTTAATTTCGGTTGTATATGTATAATTATCACTTTTAATGTTATCAATTATTTTGTACATTGTATCATTTGGTAATGATAGAAGTCCCATGAATTCATTATACATTAAATCATTAAATTTACATGCATTACGTATACTATATAAGTCATATATAAAATATACTTTATTATTATCAATATCTTTATAAAACCTTATATTACCGTCTTTTAGTAATTGATTATCAAAATACATTTTTATAGGATATTTATATAAGTTAGTTATATCATTTATATATAGTTTATAGTCTAAAACCTTTGGAAGTAGTTTAACAATTTTATTATAGTCACATTTAGCATTATTGTTATATAAATTAAAAAGATTATCAATGTTTCTTTTATCTTTTTTTATTTTATCCTTATTTAACATTATATAAAAGTTACTACATGGATAAATTTCGCCAATCATAAATATTGAAAAATAGTTGTTCTCATATATATATGCATTACTAAAATTTGGTATGTACCCTGCATTTACTTCTAAATAGTTTAGTATTTTTTTATATATAACCAAATTATCAATATCTTTATATAAAGTATTAAATTTATTTTTAGGATCTGTAAGAGTATTGTTTAATATTTGGAGGGGTATATTACAAATATCAGAGTTGACATATGAATATGATTCAGTATCCCATACATTGTCTATATAATAAAAGTTTTCAATTTCTGATATACTTTTCCCTATAATTGGTACACCATATAATTTATAAAATAACTTACATGGGTTTATATCTAATAGATCTAATGATATATCGGTAAAAATATCATTATCATTTGTATTAATTTCTTTTTTTACATTATTAAAATCAAACATAACTAAATATTTTATAAAACTTTAATGGATAAAGCTCGCAATTTATCGGTACGTGAAGTGTCCTTCTTCCAATTTATTTTATAAAAAGATTTTACATAATCTGGTATATCTTGTAAATCATCTGTTATTTTTATTTGTACTTCTTTATCATCATTTAGTTTACATTTAAGTTCATAGTTTTTATACATATTATCTTTAATCATTTGAAATGCAGGTCTATTTGATAACGATAATAAATGCCTAAATTCATTAGTATAAAAACTATTACTTATATTAAATTCTATGGAAAATATGTTTCTAATTGTATATATAAAATATGCGGTTTTATTATTTTTATTAAAATAGAATTTAAAAATTTGTTTATTTAATAATACGTTATTAACATTTTTCCCTTTTGTATTTTTAACATCTGTTATTATGTACTTAAAGTAATTATAGTAATTCAATGTGTCTGCTATATTGCTTATATATTTTTTATAATTACTTGAATTATTACTATAATTAATAACCTTATTATATAAATTTTTATTAGCAATACTTTCTTTATTTAATGTTATATAAAAATTAGGTCCACCTCCATCAATTATAACTATATAAACAATATGAAAAAACTCATTTTTATACTCTTGTAATTTTTAGATATAAGGGTAAATCGGTAATGATAATATATTTCTATACTTTTCTATAATATCAGAATATAATATATCGGTTCCATTATTATAAGATATTATACTATTAACTAATTTAAAGTTATCATTTTTAAATATACTATCTCTTAATATATCAGATGCTATGAAATTATCATGTATATTTTCATTTATAATATTATCAATTCTGAAAAAATCTGAATTACCTACTTTATTACCAGTAATAGGTATATTATATAATGAGAAAAATAAGGCGCACGGATTTATATCTAACAAATTTAATGATATTTCATTAACAACATCATTACTCTTATTATTGATTTCGTGATTTATTGAATTAAAATCAAACATTATTGATAAGTCATTAATTATTATTAATTTTATATAGCGTATTAATTGTTTTTCAATACATTATCTAACTCCTTGTAAAAATTAGTATCATATACATCTTTAATATCTTCAAATGTAATGTTATCATTAAATTTTATAAATATTGCATCTTCTGATATAGTATTTCCTTTATCATACCCTCCTAAAAAAGCTATTTCAAAAATAGTATTACTACGGACACTTATAAAATTTTGATTATCCACTATTTTATTAGTATTATCAATTAAAACTTTATAATATTTTAATGTGCGTTCTCTAAATGTATCATATATATGATGTAAGAAGTCAATACTAATAAAATCAGTTATTAGAATATTCGTAAACTTATCTCGAGGAATTATATATGAACTTTTAATTTTTACATTGCTATCTGCTATGTTATTGATTTTATAGTAATTTGTATTTGGTACTGGAGTTATATCTAATAACAATTTATATTTTCCATAAAATAAACACCTAATATCAATATTAGACATTACTATGTTATTTGTAGTAGCATTTTGCTCTACTTGTATATCATTTAAAATATTGTTAAAGTCATACATATATAATAATTAATTGATTTATATTACAAAGGTAACGTAAATCAATTAATTATGGAAATTTATAATACTAAAAATATTTAAAATCTTATTTTATTTTGAAAATTATTTATTCTATAACTGTTACTTCATACATTCCAATATTACGTGTATTATCATCATTAAATTTTACTGCATTTAAAACATACTCTGGTATATTTTCAATTTTATTTGTTAATGTTACTTCTAATGTATGCGTACTATTTTTAAATACTGCATTCTTTCCACTTTTATTTTCTGGATAATAAGGAAAGTCTGTAATTTTAGTTACATCTGTATTAAATCCTAACATATGTTTAATGACAGCATCTAAATCATCATCTTTATTTTTCATATACATATATAATTCCTTATAATTAAATAGGATATAAAATTTATTTCTATTGTTTATATCTTTATAAAGTTTTATATACCCATTATTTAATAATCTTGAAAATAATGAAGAAAAATCACGACTTACTATTTTATTAATAATATTAGTATAATAATAGTTAAAATCAAATACATTATTATTCTTAATAATATTGAGAATATCATAAAATTCATCACTACTACCTAAATTATTAATGACATCTAAGTTAATGTCTTCTTTAATTCTTATAAATGTTGTAACATTACCATTAGTTTTCTCTCTGTTATATCCATATAAATATACAACTTCAAAAATGTCATCTTGATATATACTAATATTATTACCTATCTCCAACTGGGTTGTGGTAGTATTAATAATTTGTGCATATTTTTCAGCTACTTTTTTATATGCTTTATTTAATAAACCCACTATTGTAGTTCTTATCATTTTATAGTCAAGGAGACCCTCAAAATGTTCAAGTGGAATTATATATCTATTATTACTATAACATCCGGATTCTGATATATTAATAATTTTATAGAACTTTGTATTTTTAACGGGTTCTAATTCTAATAATAGTTTATATTTATTATAAAATATAACTCTAATATCTAAATTAGATAATGTAATATCCTCTGCAATATCATTTAGATTACTATGTATATCGTCTATTGTACTATTAAAATCGAACATATAATAAGTTATTCATCTATAATATATATTGCTAAAAATATTTAATTTTTATATTTAATAAACTAATTTTATAATTAGACATAAAATAATTAATTAAAACAAAATATATTTTTATGAGAGTAGTATGTTTAAGTGAACCAAAAGCAATAATAAGGATTTTTACACCTAATGTAAGGATGTTAAATCTCTTAGAAGAAATGAAACTATGTCAGCAAACTGATAAAAATAAATATGCCCAATTATATAAAGAATTATATGAAATTGAAAAGAAGTGTAACTATTGTTACGACGAATCCCCAACATATAAAACTTTATTTTAAAAAATAATGAAGGAAATACTTTATAATAATTATATATAAGTATTTCCTTCTTTTTTAATACTTCCATAAATTAATTTTTTCAGTAATAATATCATCTAATAATTTAAGGTATACATGTTGTGCAATTGGCAGCATATATTTAAGTGTCATTCCTTTATGATGTACTATCATATTAACTAAATTCGGATCCCAAATGGTTTTATATTCTTTTGCTATTGGATGTACGCCCTCAATTAATAAGTTAATAACAAATATTTGAACTTTTTTTGCTAAATTACAACTTGAAAAATAACTATTACCTTCCAGCCCAAATAAATTATGGTTACATATTACTTTTTTAAGTAAATGCTCTGTTACATATTTTATTTGAATATTTTCTGGTATAGTTTCAGAAATTAAGTTATTTTCAACATATTGCTTTTGTATCTTAAGATAATCAATATAATATTCTTTTGCTAATGGAATACTTTTACTTATTACTGAAACTTTATTAGAATTATTTAGGGTATCAACTTCAATAGGAATTTTTATTTTATGCTCATTACCTTTCAGTAATTTTTTCAATGCAATATATTGTTCATATATTGGTATATTATGAACTTTATATTGATCTCCAGGTTTTAACTCATATACAACTTTTTCATTTTCAATATCTTTATCTAATGATATAAATTTAAGATTATTACATTTCTCCGCTATAAGTGGTAAATTTAATATATTACTTTTAATTATATTAGACCATGAACCACTCCTTAGAAAATAATCAAAGTTCTTACCAGATGATTGAATAATAAAATTATTAAAGAATATACCGGGTGCTTTTAATACAGTATTAACTGTATTATGAATAAAACTATATTTTAAATTATTTGTAGATGTAATGACAATATCAGAAGATTCAAAATCTAATATAAATGTTATATAATCTGAATATTCCTTTCCTGCCAAATGGTATTCATCATCATGTATATTAACAGATAAAACTTTATCTAAACTATTTTTATCAAATTCTATAGTATTACTACCTTTATACTTAGTACTAAGATAACTTACAATACTATCTACAATAATGTTATCAATTATATTCTCTTTATTATTATCTTCGGTTGTTATGTTAAAATCAAATGCCATATGTCTCAAAATTTATATATAATAATTATAGTTAAAATTAAGACTTTTGTTTAATTTTCGAATATATAATAATGATATGATACAAGTAATTCAACCAGATAATGACATATTCTTAGATGATAAGAATTTCAAAAAGGATAAAATTTTTATCTTTTTAGCGGGGCCTATACAAGGTGCACCAGATTATAAAAGTACTATTATTAAACATCCAAAGTTTAAGAAATATGAAGATAAAATAATTTTTATAGATCCTAAACGTAAGAAGTTTGATGCAAGTACATTTGATTATAATAGTCAAGTTTCTTGGGAAACTCGTTATCTTCGTATGTCAGATATTGTATTATTCTGGATTCCAGAAGAAGTTGAGAAAATTCCAGGAAGAGACTATGCACAAACTACTCGAGTAGAATTCTTAGAGTGTTTAGCACGTAAAAAGAAAATTGCTGCAGGTATGGAAGAAACTTTACCTCTTAGAAAATATATGGACTATAAGTTTAAGTATTACCAAGGTAAAGAACTTGCATATACATTGGAAGAAACTATAAATCAATGTACAATTCTTATTGATAAAATTGTTAATACCGTAGATAAAATATGTTTTACAAGTGATACACATTTTTCACAACAAAGAACATTAGATTTATCACGTAGACCATTTATTGATACTTTTGATATGGACGAGCATTTAATTGAGAATTGGAATAATACAGTTTCTCCATTTGCAACAGTATATCATTTGGGTGATTTTGGAGATTTAACAAAGGCTCGTTATCTTAATGGCAACATAAACTTAATTATGGGTAATTATGAGTACAAAGATGCAGGTAAGGATGTTAAAGCATATATAAGAAATACAAAGAAGCAATACCCATATTTCCAAGATATTTTAGAAGATAAACCAAAAGAAAATACAGTTGAAATTAATAATGAAACTGTGCATATGACACATAAACCAGTAAACTGTATTAAGGATAAATGGAATATTTTTGGGCATATACATGGACGTAACATGATGAAAGAATATGGTTTTGATGTAGGGGTAGATGCTCACAATTATACACCATTAACATTAAGAGATGCCGAATTCTTCTTGAATGCTTTACAACAAGGATATTATGATGAAAATGTTTTTCAAACTTCAAGAAAATAAAAATATATGAAAAAGTACAAAATTGAGTTTCAGAGTTTTTCTGATGTGATAACTAACAGTTCTTCTACTGTATTTTTAGTAGAACATGATGTATTTGAAGATGTTCAAAAGTGTGAACCTCATAATAATGTTTATAGTGTAGAACTCACATGGGATAACATATGTCCAGAGGATTTACTTACAATACCAGAGGAAAACTTTGATAATATGTATCCATGTAAAAATCCTGCAATTAATACCAGTAAAGATTGCAGTAAGTATGTACTTAAACTATTAGAGAATATAAAAGATGCTAATCTTATAATTAAAAATCCAAGTTGGTATTTTGCAGAACTTAATGATTACTATTTTGTAAATCCTCATGAGTACTATAAGTTTTGTCAGGATAACAAAGAAATCATTGAAAAATATGTAGTAGGTAAAGTTATAATGGATGTAGATCGAAATGAAGATTATGATATTTGGTGTGCATTACAGCGTACTAATATATATAGTGAGGATGATTAAATTACGTTAAAATTAGTTAAAATGGAAATGAAATAAGTAATTTATTTTTTATTTCCATTTTATTTTTATAACTTTGTAAACAGAAAAAATAATAAAAATAGAAATGAAAAAGTATAAAATTGAGTTTCAGAGTTTCTCTGATGTAATTACTAACAGTTCTTCAACGGTGTTTCTTGTAGATAGGAATACAGCAGAAGAACTAAATAAAATGGTTCCAGAAGATTGCTTATATAGCTATGAATTAACATGGGATGAGTTATGCCCAGAGGATTTTAATATTGTAGATATGTCTACATTAACAACATATCAATTATCAGAAATTAATAGTACTTTATACAATGTTTCAAATAATGTAGATATGCTATTGGAATGTTTATCAAATAATACAGATAAATTAGTGATTAAAGACCAAGAATGGTTTGATAGTATTAATACTTATGGTTTAGATACACAAGACGTTAAAAAGTACTATGATTTTTGTCATGATAATAAGGAACTTATTGAAGATAAGTTGATTGGTAAAGTATATGTTGATATTGAAGATCATTTTGAAGATACCGAAGAAGTATATGATTATGCGAAGTGTAATTCAATTTGGTGGGAATCTCAACATTAATTTTCAAAAATAAAAGTTATGAAGTCATTTACAAAATTAGGATATAAAGTTAGAATAGATAAGAACCGTAATTATAATGCAGTTTGGTATGATTTAAAAACTGCACGTTTAGGTACAGGTGTAGCAGATGAATTACCAGCTGATAAATCAGAGTTCTATGATGTATCATTAGGTACAAAATGTAATGGTAAATGCAAATTCTGCTATACCTCAGCTAAGGTAAATGGTATCTCTTATAAGAACCCATCTGATGCATGGAAAAATTATATGGAAAGATTTACAGATAAGCATGGTTATGATCAAAGTGATGAAAGCCTTGCTATTCTTTTAGCAGGTTCATTATTTAAAACTCTTGAGCCTGATGAGTTTATGGTAATGAATGCAAAGCATATCTTAGAAAGTGGTAAAATCCCAGTTACTTATACTGAAAAACCATTTCAAATTGCAATCGGATCTGAAGGTGAGCCTACTGAACATCCTGAATTTTGTAAATTTCTTGAAACCGTATATAATACAGGTGTAATTCCTAATTATACTACAAATGGTGTTATTCTCTCATTAGCTGGGGCAGATCCTACTAAAGGTGAAAGTATATCAGATTTACACTATGATTATTCTGAACTTGAATTACATAATATGCTACATTATGCATATAAGCTTCTTGAATATACAAGTAAGTATGTAGGAGGTGTAGCAGTTTCATATTCTAACCCAGATTTGAAACCATATGCGGAAAGAGCGATCAATGCTTTAATTAAGTATGGTAATACTAACGTTAATATGCACCATATTATTAGTGATAATACTTCAGTAAATGAGTTATTAAATGTTATTAATAAGTATGGTGATAATATTCAATATCATGTATTACTTCCACTTATGAAAAGTGGTCGTTCTAAAGAAGAAATGAAACCAGAAACATTTAAGTACTTAGAAGAAACTATTAATAAGTACGATATTAGGAATGTTGCATTTGGTGCTAATTTTAGTCCATACTTAAATGATTCTTCTATCAAGACTTATAATTATCCACCAGAATCATTATCTAAAAATATGATTCTAAGAAACGAACATAAAATTATATTAACTCCAAGTAGTTTCGATATGAAGCCATGTATGGAATTGGCAGTTTAATTTTTATTGAATAAGTAATGATTATATTTAAAGGGAATCATGATAAATTTAATTTACTAATTTATCATGATTCCTAATACTTTCTATTGATTTATTGATATATCTAATATTGCATAATCTGAATGGCTATCATGGTCTTTACCAAATTTTATATCAATAACCACATTATATTTTGTGGGGTCATAATATAGTCTGCTAATTATAGCCTATGTAATTAATTCCCTCATCTATTCTTTATCATAACTCATACTAAATAGATATTGACTTATATCTATACCAAATGATATATCGCCTAGAACATCACCTGGTTTAGTGCCGAGTATCATTCTAATCTATTGTAATATCTATGTTATTTCATCTGTTGTTTCAAGTTGTGGTTTATATTTCTAATCAGATGATAATATACTGTAAATTTCATGTAACATAATTTTAAGTTAATGCTGAGTAATTTGTTAATAATGAATTTCTCTTATTTGTAACATCTGTTATTATAAGATTATATGCAGATTTATGTGAATATGATTGTTCCCTTGAATATTCGATACCATCAGCAGATGTAAAACCTCCTCTAATTAATGGTAAAATATCTTTAACCTTTTTAATATTACCATAATTATCCATGATTTCTCTACTTAATATAATATCACCATATTCATCAATACCATAAAAATTTTCTTTACCATATATGCTTTCATTCTGTATATCTGCATCAAAACTAACTTTTACAGAATCTATACCATCTACTTTATTTTCAAATAAAGATACTATATCAGATACTGGGATAATATCTTTTCTCTTCATAGATAATAAGTAATCTGATAACACTTGCATTCCACTTGCATATACATCTTGCTCATTATACCCATTCCATATCTTAGCATATACATTAACACTAAATCTTGCAATTTTAGGTTGAACTATTCTATTTTCTACTGTAATTATTTTCTAACCTGATTCCTCTATCATGTTTATAATATTATTCTATTCATCATCAGTTAGTTTAAATAAGTTTTCATCACAACTAAAATAATTCTATGAACCTGAAATTCTTTTTTTAATATCCGGTACAAGATAAATGAATACAGTATTATCCTTATATGACTAATCTTTTAATCTCTATTCTGTATATAATTTTGTTTTTATTGCACTCTATAAAGCATTATAAGCATCATTGGCTTCAGTTGAATGTTCACCATACTTATTAATCATGTCTTTATATGTATTAGTGAATAAATTATAATTATTATTTGCCTAATCATATGCTAACTATAACACAGAATTATTATTCTATGTAGTAGTGCCTTGTATAATTTCAACATCAGAAAACATATTCATCTTCTTAAAGAAGTATTGATAATTACTTTCATTAGCTAATACCATAGATCTGCTAACATGTGGTGCAATAGTTTGTGTTAATGCAGTATCTTCAGAGGCAGAACCAAATATAATATCTGTTAAACATTCAATGCTAAAATATTCATCTAAATTAATAGTACTACCATCTGAAGTATATCCATGAGTAACAATTTCCCAATAGTTATCAGAATTTACATATGTTCTATCAAGGTTTGCAGTATTACCATCAGTTTTAATATATTCTACAATAATATGTGAACCTTCTGGAGGACACATTCCCATATCTTCATTACCGAAGAATATATCTATACCACCATTAAATCCGGTTTTAACTATACAACCTTTTTGATTATATCCTAAATCTAATAAGCTTGAAACTATATCCCATGGTTCATCATTTACATATACATTAACATAATATTGATCTACTTCTTGATAATTTCTTTCTGCAAAATTATAAGATTGTAATTTTTCACCAGTACCTGTAGCAGCTTGTAATTTTAGCTCTCCTTGTATAATAGTAGCATCTAAATAATTACCAGTTTGCATAGTTACTTTACCAGTATCAGCACCTAATAATATAATATATGATAATCCATTTAATTTAGATTTTATTTGTGCTTTATTTGGTATATAACATACGCCATTAATATCATTACTATTGTTACCATCACCAGTGTATTTTATACGGATTGCACCTCTTGCTGAAATAGGTCTACCTGCATCATGACCAGCAAGTGTAGCAAGTCCCTTAATCTAATCAGGTCTATATGCGGTACGAATATTTAAACCGGTAATAGAATCTTCTATATAATAGAAAATCATTCTACCTAAATGTAATATAACTGATAATAACTATGCAAATGGAGATGCAGAAGTAAACTATTCATTAACTGCTGAATACGTCTACTTAATATAAGTTAAAGCATCATTCCATAACTCATCATACTTTATTCTATTTAGGTGAAAAATCTTTAGTTTTGCCATATTTTTATTTATCATTTTACAGGAAACATTGTTAATAACCATGATAAGTCAGGCTCTGCTAATTCATAGAGAGTTGCATTAAATGTAAAACGATGCATATTATTAAATTCATTATTACTACGTGGGTCATTCTTAAAATTATTATCATTTCCATTCATATAAAATAGAGGCATATAGTCATGGTTCTATAAAGGATCGTAATACGAAGTCTTACTAGCAGTATTAAGCGTATTTACATATTTAGTATAATAGTTTTGCTTCAAATTCCATAATGTATTATTATATCCTGTGTAATACTGGGATACTATTATAGGTGTACTTCTTAGCCAGTTCATCAATCCCTTATCATTAGTGTTAGGTGGTAATTTATATATATAATTATTAAAATTGGCACAACCTAATTGAGCTCGCGGTGATAATATAGCATCTGCATTTGGTTCCCACTTAAATTCTTCAAGTGATTTACTATTACTAGCATAACTTGAAGGTGAAACATCGTCTTGTAAACCATACTTAAATGCGCCATATTTACCAGTTATATTAATTGATGAATATTGTCTAGTATATGTAGGTGCGGAAATATCATTAGGATCTGGTAGTCCTGACGGTGTATTAATATGCGCAGGTGGAGGGGCTGGAGAATATTTTACTTTACTACTATATTCCTACTGATTGTTTTCTGCTGGAAAATCTAATTTTAACTGATATATAGGTTGTCTACTCTAACCTGTAATATTAAAAATACTTCTGTTAACTACCCTATGTGTCTCTATATTATTATTTTGTAATGATTCTTCATCCAACATATTATCGCTATAACTCAGTTCTAACTCTAATGTAACAGGTATATCTTTAACAGTATGGTTATAAAATATCTAAACCCCTGTCGTGTCTTTTATAAATCTTGCAAATGACATAAAAAACATTATATCATGGTTATATGCAGAATTATTATTATATATATTATTAACACCATCTTTGTAACGGCTCCAACCCATATTATTATCAGTACCAGTATTACAATATTTTGTTGGAAACTCATATAGCATACTCTTAAAATAGAAACGTACCTCCTATGAATTGTTATTTTTTGGTCCAATTTCCCATGGCATATTATATCCATCATTATAATGGCAACATGATTCTAAAAATCCATATTTAGTAGTATGGGTAATAGCTTCGTTAACTAAATCTAATAATGTTTCTTGGTTAGCTCCAGTTGTCCTGGTTGTTGGAAATCTCGAATCCCATGTACTTGCATAAACATAATGATATGCATTAGTTGGGAAATCTCCATTTGCTCTTGAATGTGGTAAGATTCCCATACTTATTGGAGTAATTGGTGGTAATATTGATGTACCATTATTATAATTACTATCTCTAAGCTATCTAGTATGTTCACTCTATTTAATTATACTTTTGTTATTATCATTAAAGAATACTGTATAGGAAAGTTTCCATTTCACAAAAATTATATTAGATAACTTTATAAATTCTAACGGAATATTATAATCATTATCAGGTACATGTATATTAATTTTATATTTTCTAATTCTGTCTAACATTGCATTACTATAATTTAAACGCATTATAGTATAATACTGATTATTGAATATAGTATTATATACTTCTAAATTATCCAAACGTTGTTCTATATTTTTAGTAAGATTTTCTACTCCCCTATTATCAAAGGTTTTATAATAAAATATGTCGCCACTTGTAGAAGGATTCATGCCTGGTAAAATATCTATATTATTAGTAACAAATTTTAACTCATTTATATCAACTTTAAATTCAGGGTATTTAATATTTGAGCGAGAAATTAAAAATATATCATTTTCTTTTAAACCTTCAGGAGTATTAATGAATTTCTAATATATATCATTAGGTACAGTTGTAGTTAATGTAAGAGTTGAATTTTTTGATAATGATGTATTTTTTGTAATATTTCCTTGTATAGTACTAATATCATTAATAGTATCTTTTAATCCCACTGGTATATGTATAAATGTACGTATATCATAATATAATTCTGAATTATATGTATTATTTGGTAAAGTATTATCTACATTATTATGGAAAATATTCTCTATTACACTACTAACATTATCAGTGTTGGTTGCATCATTATGTGTATAAATAGAAGTGTTAACTGCTAATTTATGTTTTACGGTATTTAATGCTTTAATATCTGTATATGTTGAAGTATTTTCTAATGTATTAGGATTATTAGTTACATTATAATCTTCTACATTATTAATTGCATGGTATGGAATATTAACACCTATACTTGCAGTTTTATACATATTATATATGTCTTCATATGTATGTGATCTACCATTAATAGGGTATTTAGTATTTTTTTTAATACTCACATATTGAATATTATCATTAACAGATTTCATTTGATTAGTATTTGGCATATTTAGAAATATATAATTTATTGTTGCTATGTATTGTTTGTTAATTTTATAGTTACTTTAGCTGTAACAGAAGAGTTTGAATTATTATTAGGCCATAATGATGCCATATTATATGTAGCTGCTTCTTGTGGTAAATTACCATTTATAGAAATCTTATTATACTTAGCTTCACCAAATTCAGCTAATGTAGGGTCTACTAATATCGTATAATTACTTAATTTATTTCTATCTATCTTTAACGTATTATCATTATTAATGTATGTACTTATGTCATATACATATCGTGCATCATCCTTTAAACTATCAGTATCATCAATAGATTTATAATAAACTCCGACTTTATAGTGTATACTCTTAAGTTCTTCTGTTGTTTTTTTAATATTAATATTAAAATTCATATTATATACATCCTTATATGCATACTTAATATTAAATAACTAATAGAATGTGTGGTAGTCCACAATTTTACCCTATGGAATAGTTCCTTTACCAAGAAAATCTATTTTAAAATTACCACTATTTTCATCTATCTATACATCATCTTGTGTTAAATCGCCATATACTCCATCTCTACCACCTGAAAGAGGCTTATAAAATATGAATAGTACTAAATATTGACGGGGATATTGTTGAATTATGAAACTATGTGTATTAGGTGCCATAGCTTTGTCTCTACTATATAATGATAGACTTGCTAGTATATTCTTAATATTAGGAGTTAGATTATGAGTTGTCGGTAATACTGCATAATATCCTACTTTTGTTTTATTTGTATCTTCTAAAGTGTACTAATCTAAATCGTCTGGATCTATCAATGTACGATGTTCCGCTTTACCAAAGGAATTATTTGGCTATTCATTAGTATCATTTCTGGTAGGTGGTTGTGTAGGGTTAGTCTGGGTAGTATGCCCTCCATTACCTTGATTATTAGAAGGTGTTGTTGGATTATTATGTGTTTCATTATGATCGTTGTTATGAGGATCTGTATTAGGTTCATCACTATTATTATCATCATCTCTACCTGGGTATCTATCGTCATCATCTACACGATCATCAGGAGTCCATCTATCATTATTATTACCAGCCCCATATATACCAGTAGAGGTATCAGCGTTCAGTGTTAAACCCAATTCATTTAATGCACTTTGTGTTTCTGCTTTTTTTGCATCGGGATCCTTTATATATGTTATAGGACTTGCTACAGGATATATTTTTATATCCTATGTATTACTGCTAACATCATAAACTTTTGAATATTGTACATATTCTATATTTAAAGTATTACTACCTCTTAATTTTTTCCATTCAGGTGAAAATGTATGGGCATTATAATATGTATATGGAGATGCATTAGGTAATAATGTTTTGAATTTATTTGTTTCTGGATGAACTATATCTAACATAAATAATCGTTTATTTATATATGTTTTAATATCATTATCAGTAGAGATATACCATGGATATATTGCATCCGAAACACCATATAATTTAAAAGTAATATTAGCTAAATCACAAATACGTACAACTTTTTCATTTCTAATAGAATCCTCTCCAGTTTTATTAGGTATATTATATATCTATGAACCATTAAAAGGGGTAGTATAAAATGTTACAGTATTATATACTAAATCGGAAATAATCTTTTTCCATACACGAACATATATTATATCATATAATTTCTGTACAGTTAGAACACTATTACCTTTATTATCATAGAATGAAGTAGTTTCCTCCATAGGATGATCGCTAGTAAATGGATTATATGAATGACTTATAGTAAAGGTAGTATCACCATTACCAGTTTGTTCTATCATATCTATAATACCATATTGAATAACTTTATTCTTACCTAATACTGGTCCATGCCCCTGAAATTCATATTGTAATACCCCATTTTGTATAATGCCCTACACATTTATAAATCTCATATTATTTGAAATATCCGATGTATAATTATATTGGTTTGGAAATAATGTGCACTGTTGATTACCCCACATAAATTGGTATTTTGAACTTATATACTTTAATAAGTCCCATAATGAACCTGGTATATTACCTTGCCTATCATTTCCTATTACTTTATCAAATATTTCCCCATGCTATACAGTTAATGACTTATTAAATCTTACATCGTCACTAATACTACTTAAAGTGGAAGTTTCTAATGTGGGAGTTTTGCCATCTTTTCTATTAGTTAATGTAAATGTTAATATTTCATAAATATTAGTATCCTTTGTTATTTTCCATATTTTATCATTATCTATATAATTAAGAGTCCATTCTTTAATAGCCTTTAAAATTTCATCAAAATAACTATTTGGTGGAGTTTGTTCTTCTTCTGAAATATTAGGATTAATTTTATATATATAAGATGCAGGATTAGACTAATTCATAAGTGTTTCATAACCATATACACTCAATAATTTAATACTTAAACCATTGATAGCATCATCATAAGTAACCAGTTTATCTTTTACATGTTCTGCTAAATAATAACCCTTATCATAATAACTATTATTCTCATGATATTCAGCAAACATATCTTCTACTGTACATAATCTACCATTTACAGGATATGCATTGTTTGCTAACCCTGTGCTTATATCTGTAGATACGTCATCTGGTAACTTATAGTTAGTATTATTACTATCTACTAATTTCTGATATTTTAATGTACCTTCTAAATTTAAAGCCTAACCAATATGTAAGTTATATGTACCAGGTTTTATATAGTATTCACTTTTAATATTTGGAAATGATGTACCATTTACAGGTAACAATGTATGTATATCTTTAACTAATGTTGTATTATCTGTATTATATAACGTGAAAGTAACTTGTACATTTGTTGTTATAACAATATGACAACCATTGCATGTAAATTCATTATATGTATTGGGCAATATTTTTTTTTCTTCTGTTATATAATATTTCATCTGTTAATGAATAATACTTTAGGTTATTTATTGCTAAATAATTTAAAAGTTTAAAGGAGAAACTTTCATTGTTTCTCCTTTAATTTATTTTCTAATATTTTTATTCTATTTTCTAACTATGCTGTGTATAGTGAAAGTGCAGCAAGATAATTTACAGTTTTACTTCCATCTTCATCTGTATTCACTAATTCAGGATGTTGCTTTTCTATTTCTTGTGCAATAAATCCATAACTCTGTGCAGAAGTATCTTTCCATTTAAATGCAACTGTATGTATATTATCGCTATTATTAGAAATACTTTGTATATCAGTTTTCTTATTAATATCTGAGGTGGCATAATAATTTTGAGCATACATATCACCAGTATTAGTAAAATATACTTGTCCTTGATAAGTTCCATGTACAAGTACTACACCATTTTCTGGAGCTGTTGCACCTATAATGTAATTTTTAGCTTCTGCATTATAAGTTCTCATAGCAGCTTCTTCCCATGTAAACATATTATTACTGCCATCATACTTAAGGAATTTACCAAAATCTTTTATTTCAGGATATGGTATTTCATTAAATGAATAACGATGGGTTCCAACAGATGTAAAGTTAACAGATTTTACAATATGTGGTAATACTTCATACTAAGAATATAGTGTTTTTGTAGCATCCCATATGGGCTGCTCTGTAGTAACTGCTGGAATAACTATAGTATTATCACCTTCAGCTTTCGCTACACTTTCAGTTAATTTCCAACTATTACGGATCTAATTACCTTTCTTAATTTCACTATCGTGTGTATATGATAGAAATGACCAATTAGCAGTATTATATGAAGTTACTATATATATCTCACATATAACACTTGAATTCGGGTTAGTATATGCATGATCTTCATACTATCCATTAGACATATAATATATACGCCCAGTTACATATGGAACATTATCAGCTGTATTAAATATATTTTTATTATTAATACATTGAATATTTAGCATGTAGTCTACTTTTCCTTCGCTTACAAATACAGGTAAAACTTGTGCATTAAATATACCAGAACCTTCTTCTGTATTAACTGCGAATGATATAGATGGTTTCCATAGTTCATGTGCATTACCACTTTTATATGTATATATAGCTTGTGCTATTCGAATTACAGCAGGTTTATCAATTTCTGCGTCAGTTCTATCAATAGTTGCAGTCTTTAATAATGCACTATCTGTCCATTCTAATTTATCCTTATTAAATCTTAATAATTCTACTTTGTCTCTATCCGGTACTGGTAATGTATAACGGTTCTGCCATAATTTTATATTATTTGAAAATATTTCAATATTAGATGGATTAATACCTATATTCTAACCATTTGAACTCAAACTTAACCCGTTATTGCCACCAGTTAAAGTTAATTTATTATTTTTTTGAAACCATATAGTACCTCCACCTGTATTAAGTAATTTAATATCACCCTTTGAAGCATAAAGTGTAATATCATTGTCAGCACTCATTGATATACTACCACCGTGTGTAAATTTTAAATATGCTTCACTATTTGAAGAATCATTATTTAACTTTAATGTTACTGCATCAGGATCAGATGAATCTCTATTAAATATTTGTATACCTGGTATAGTATTAGTAGTCGTAAGGTTATTATTACTTATGTCCTCTGTATTAGCATAATATATAGTATAGTCAGATGTATAAATTTTATTATTAGCCAAACGATATGAACTATCTTGACTATATAACTATAATACATCTGTATTTAATTGAAGACTTACATCATTTATAGTTAAATTATCAATACTAACATCTCCTGTTAAACTATTTAATATATATCTGTTTTTAATATTCTATACTAATGTATGTGAACTTACTTCTACTTTTTCACTTGCACTTATTTTATAAGTAGAAACTTCATTATTATAATGTTTAGTATTAACAGATATATCTTCATTGTGTAAATTAATCTTTGCACCATTTTCTTTATATAAACTAACACCATTAACAGAATCTATCTCAATATGATACATATCTTTATAAAAAAGATTAATACCTGTATCACTCATATGGAATGTAGTATTAGGATTATTGGGTAGATTAGATATTAAAATTTCCCCATTAGAAGAATCACCAAAATATAATGCATGCTAATTTAAATTAATTCCTGCATCATTAGGATTTTCTTTCCAATTTAATGGATATATTGTTTGCTATTCATTATTTGTAAATGTAATACATTGCCATATCCCCGGAACTTGTGGTTCACTTGGATTACTTGAATCTGCAACAAATGGTTCACCTTTATACACATATTGCTTTAATGTAGTATTATCCTCATTTATATCTGTAATAACTAAACCTGGATATAAGTATGTTTTAATACTATTATTAATAAGCCATGCACTGGTATCATATAATTTTTTATGGCTCTATACTACTGTTCGAGGATCAATAGGAGCTGCAGTTTGCACTTCAAAATTATATGGTATTGGTGTTGTACCTGGCTATCTTTGTTTAAAATTCTTATATATCATATGTGTAAAAATTACATTAATGCATTAGTTTTTATATTTAAAGTTAATTCAGTATTATCTGCTAACATAGTATCTAATAATAAAATCTTATAATCCTCAACTCCATTAATAGATATAACTTTAGTCCATTCATAAAATTGGTTATCACTAACAATAGGGATTTTACAATCATGATCTATAATATGAGTTATTTTTATCATATTTTTTAATTGCTAATTCTTATTAGGATCTGGAATAATTAATGCCAATATATTAGTGAATTTATGTGCTATATTTACATCACATTCTGGAGTTTCTGTAGTAATATTGAATTTATGTGTAATTGCATTATTCCATAAAGCATCAAATACATCTTTACTAATATTATTGCTTTCAAAAATATTATATTGAGAATTAATTGATTTCTAACGTGGATATGAAATATATGCAGCAGTATATTGTTTAGCTATCTTCTATCTTAAATATATTGTATTACTATATGTATTCACTGCATTACTTACTGGGGGTAAGTTCTACATATATATAGTTTTGTTTACATATTTAGTATTATCAGTTTCTTCTGCTAATGGTTCTATTACATTAATAGGAGTATTTTTAATTATATTATATGATAATTCCGGACTGACTACTTTTCCCCAATTAGTTTTAACATATGGTGTTAAATTAGAATCTAACCATTTAGTAGTAGCAGTAATCGTTAAAGGAATTAAATCTGCATATATATATTGCATTGATGATGTTATATCAGCGTTATTAGTTAATATATCATTTTTTAATTTCAAATCGTTTTCATCAATTCTAATATTAAAATATGTATTTGCTGATATAGTATCACCCTGCCCTGGAAATTTATAAGTTAATACAAATTTAGGGTCATTTACTGTATAATTAGTAGTTATAAAATTTTTAACAGTACCATATATTGACTATCTCCACGAACTTACATCATGTATAGTACTAATATTAGTTGGGTCAATATTAATATATATAGGGGTTTTATTTACTAAATTAATGCCTGCATCTATTATAGAAGGTGCAGTTTCTTTAAAAAATGCATTATCTATAATATCATTAATATCTTTATTGTTTAATTCACCTATACTTGTACCCTTTGGATATGACCCTATATCATATAATGTTTTGAACTAACCACTACCATTATCTTTTATAATATTTGATTTATATTTAACATGGTCGGTTTTTTCTGTTAATGTAGCTACAGCATCTGTTACATATTGTTTAGGGGCATATAAATTTAATATACTTGTTAAATTATATGTAGAAATATCTAATTTATGATAACGCGTATTTGCAAGTCTTGACTACCTAATTGCAGTTACTAAAATATCTGCACCTGGTGCAGTAGGGCTAGATTGTTCTTTAAGTAATACATTAGGAGATTTATAGAATGAGGAGTCTGTAGTGTTATATATATTATTATCAATATATGCTTTTAAACTACCTGCATCAATAGGAGCATCAATATTATTATTGTATTTCACATAAACAGGAAAATGCTAATACAATGCATTTCTATATATAATACCTCTCTCATTGACTTCATAATATAATGATTCAATGTTGGTAATTGGTGAAATATTATTATTATTATCATCTAATAACTAAAAATTCTTAGCTGTATTCATGTATAATTTAACGTTATATAAATCTCTTATATTTATTTAAAAATAGTAAATATAAGAAATAATTAACTATATAAGAAATGAGTAAATGTATGTTTATAGGATTTGATTTTAGTATGAATAAACCAGCCATGTGTATATTATATGAAAAGAAATTTCATTTCTTTATATGGCCTACAGATATTCCGAAAAATACTATAAAATTATATGAAGATTGTAATGTTAATATTAATGTTAGGCATATTGGCTCTGTAAGTACATCTATTGTTAATTCACAGATTGTTTTGGAACATACAAAAAGACAAGTAGAACTTGCAGATTTAATTTTAAATACTATAGATGAGTTTATGAATTCATTGTGTACTGAATCTGATAATACTCCTAATAATTGTGATATTTTTATTTCTTCTGAAGGACTTTCATTTGCATCTAAAGGTGATGCTGGATTGAACTTAGCCGGTTATAAAGCAGTACTTTTAACAAAACTATATGCACATTATAATGACCGGTTAAAAGGTTTATATACATATCCCCCTATCTCTATAAAGTCTATTGCTGGTTGTGCAGGTAAAGGTAAAATGAAAGATAAAGATGCAATGATAAATGCCTTTAAAAAAGAACCAATATCTCATCAATTTCATACATACTTATGTAATGGTAAATTTAATACAAAAGTACATTATATGAAATGTGTAGATGATATAGTAGATTCATATTTTGCAGTTAAAACTATGTTAAAAAAGGAGAAGTTTATAAAGTAAATAAAACATGGTAAAGAATATAGACTTAATATTATCTAATCCAGATGGTTTAGATGGATATATAGCGGATAAGTTATGGTATGCATAGAAACATAAAGAAGATAAATTATTACATCAAACATCAGGACATTTAACTAATGCTCAAACTAAAGCAACATAGATTTTAGACTCTACTCGTGAATTTATAGAACATATAGGAACAACGAATTTAACTAATGCTATTGATGCTATATATAAACAATTAGGAATAGATCAAAATTCAATAGCACTTGTTAATAATATTACTAATACATTATCAGGAACTATTAGTAAAATACAAACTATTATTAATATATTTCCTCGCGATTTAACATGTACTCCCAGTGCTAAAGGAGCATTAATGGAAATAGCAGTTTCATATAAAGATATTATTATGGAACAAATTAATAGTTTGAAACTTGTATATGATGAAACGGTTAATGCTGCAATTAATAGTTTAAGTACAGTATTACAATTATTACATGGTTCTATTGAAGTAATTATTAGAACAGTTGAAGAATTATTTGATTAGTATGCTTATAAGTATACTGGTCATCATGTTATGGAATTATATTTTTTATTATAGCCTGGTATTGCCTTAACAAAGGCAATATTAAAATATAAAAAAAATGCAAAGCAAACTATTACAAATGCAAAAAATAAAGCAAAAAATATAATTAATAATGAAGTAAACAACACTAAAAATTCTATAAATGATAATATTAATAAAAATATTACATCTGTATTAAATAATACTGTTGCAAATACATATAGTCTTGATGTAGGTATAGATCTTAATGACTTATATAATCAATTATATGAATGGTTGTCAAAACAATCTGATGCATTATATAACGCTTTTATGATGTTATTAATGAAAGATTTTGTATCTGAAATAAAAGAAGATATTTAGAAGCTTACTAATATAGATATACGTTTACTTGCTGATAATATCAATACATTTGATGATTTAATACAGTTATTAGATTCATTAGGATTAAATGAACATACGCCTACTATAGATTTTCAACAATTAATTGCAACCGGTATGAATTCTGTATTTGCAATTAGTAATAGTTTTAAAACTATATTTAAAGAATTAGATGTACCAACTGTTGGTTAGTTAACAGGAAGTGTAGTACATAGTATAGATGTTACACCATCTAAATAGAAAGCATATGAAATTGATACAGAATTAAAGGGTAATGATAATATTATCAAAATTAAATTGCATGCTGATCCAAGTAATAAAATTATAAAAGCTCAATTTATTACATTATTTAAATTAGTAAAATATAATAATAAAAGAGTATTTAATAAAGGATAGATTAATACTATAATAGATAATATTATTGCGATATATAATCAATATATTAAAGAACATGAAAAAGATAATATAAAAGATTATGATATTGTAAAAGATACTAATAGTATTTTACTTGGACATAAAAAGTTTAATAATGATTTATATAAAGATAGTGATTATATTAACAAATCTACATTCATTATAAATGCTATAGTAGAAGATATGCCTCGTATATATACATTTCAAGTTGAGGTAGATAACCCCAATAATTTAGCATCTGTTAATACTACTGTAAAATATAAAAGTAAAGATGAAATTTTATCAGATACAGATGATTTATATAAGCGTTTTAATATTACTGGCAATAGCAAGAACGGTAATAAAGATAATGGTGTAGTAGATATGTTAATTAAGAGTATTACAAATGAAGAAGAATAGCATATATACACAATTGCCGAGAAACGCAGAAATACTTTTGATATAGTTAAGTAGATGCTTATGGCATTAAAGCCTATGATGAAATTATTAAAAGAAATTTCAAAATTAATAGAGAATTATAAAACCAATAAGTAGACTGTACAAACACATGCTCGTAAAGATTTAGTATTAAGTTTTAAAAATGTAATGAGAAAATTAGGTTTATCCCATGAAAAATCATTTGAAGGTAAAAATATATATACAGTAAGAACTAAAAAATTATATGATTATTGTTTAAGTACATTACAAATAAAAATTAATAATGGTTTTTCAGAAATTTCAAGTGCTTTAACAAATAAGTTAATAGACCATCTAATAAGTGAAAATAAAATAGTTACTACACTATAGAAATCTGTCCCAACTATATTATATTTTGATATTGAGAATATAGAAAATATAAATACTATTGCTAAAGATGGAACTATTAATGGGTTAGATAATATAGAAATTATTCAAGATGAAAAAACTATTTTATATAGTGAAAATAATAAAAGTACTACGTCATCATAGATATTAAGAGCAATGCGAAAAAAAATTCCGTTTAAGTAAAAATATATGGACTAGAATAAATTTGATAAGTTAATAAAAGATTTAATAGTTAATTCAGATGAGTTTGAAGGTTAGAATGCAATAGATTTGAACAATATAGATTTATGTGCACCTGAAAATTCATATGACTTTACTATGCCTAATCCATATCTACCAACGAACATGAAAGATATAATGGAGTAGTTGGATATAGTTAATAAAGACTTAGAACAGTTTAACGGAAATAGTTTATACAATGGTAATAATACAGATACAATAATTAAAAATTATGATGCATATATAACCAATTTAATAGATGATATTAAAAATGGGTCAGATAATAGTAATAGTAATTTTAATAGTAATAATGTAATAGATGATAATGGTAATAATACTAATTTATCTAATGATGGTTATATTATTATAGAGTTTGGTGATGAGTATACATTAGGAAATAAATTAGATTATACATTGCATGTTAAACCTGGTCAACAGATAGATAGTAATACTATTATAGCTACTATTACATAGAATGGAGAATAGAAATAGATAAGATCTATATTTAATTCTGGTACTATATTAGCAGATGAAAAAACTGGTGATTTTTTAAGAATATATCCAAGTTATGCAACAAGACATATTATTATATCTAATACAACTGTAGGAACAGGTATTGATTATGATATAGAGGATATGAAAAAATATATAGGAAAAATGCAAACCAATGGTATGTTATTTTCCTTTATTAAAGATAATTTATGTTATTCTATATTACCTTCTATATTATCAAAAAGAGAAGAAAAGAAAAAACATTATATTAAAAGTGCTACAGGTGGTATGGTTGCACATGATACGTTAGGACTATGCCCATGTTCACCTGCAAAAGATATGTACAATACATATATAGAACAATATGAGAAAACTGTTAATAACTGGTTAAAATCATTTAAAGATTTATGTTCAAAAGATAATATTAAAGCTACTCGTACATCATCAAGTAAAATGAAAGCTTTATCTGATGAAATAATATAGAAACGTGAAGTATTATTAAAAAATATCATTGCATTTTATAAGAGTAAAGATTCATTAAAAGAATGCAGATATACTAAAGATGGTAATGATTGTAGATATTTAGCATGGGGTGATATATCAGGTAAAAAGAAATAGAAATCAGGTAAATTAAAAACTAAGATTGGTAATGTGTGGTATGATAGTTATTATGGTATGTTAATATCCAAATTATTATTAGCTGGTAATGAGAGTTGGAACAAAAAATATTATGATTTATTAAAAGGTATTATTGATAATAGATTAAGGAAAGAACAATATACTCAAGCATCATTAATAAATGAATTTAATGAATTATATAAACATAATATTCAAAATATCGCAGGTAAACTAACACCTTATGAACTTATTAAAAAGGAAATAACTATAACAGATAATTAGCATAAAGATGAACAAGAATTATACACGAAAGTATATACATATTTGCAAGATAAAATTACTGATAAAGAAAATGCGTATGCATGTTAGTAGTTAGCTAATATTTTCTGGTATATTTCTAATTATAGTAATACTACAGTTAAAGGTCAAGATAAAGATAGCGAAAAGAAACTTGATGAAAAAGGTATTATAAAATTAGTACAAGAAGAAAAAGAAAAATTAGAAACTTTCTGGGATGAGTGTATTAAAGAATATTATTCAAATACTATGGATAATATAGTTACAGAATTCCAAGATTACACAAATTCATTAAATAATTATGCAGAATGGCCTGCTCCTATGTCTATACCTATAGAGGGTAGAATGTATACTTTATATGAATTTAATAATTTCCCCGTTAATGAGCATACAGAAGTAGAAGAAGATATACCTGAATTGGAACATATCAAGAAACCGGACTTTACACCTTATATACCAGAAGGAGATAAACTCGATAACTCTGCAGCTATACCTGAAGATGTATCCAAAGAAATAACAATAAAAGATACTGCATATTGGATGAGGTATTTTTCATTGGCAACGGTTATAAGTTTACCATTTTTAGCAGATGGATTTGATATACCTCCTAAAATGATACCTGTATTATTACCAGCAATTTATATATGTTTTAAAGCTATATATATACCATTATTAAATATAGTATTAGTTATAGGTTTAGGTATTAGAGGTATGTGGATATTCCCTATTTTATTAGTAGTTAATTTAAACTCTACTTCAGTAAATGGTTTATTACCGCTAATTATCATTGCAAAAAATATTTAGAATTTATTTTGTAAAAAATTAGAAACTGTAGAAGAGCATGTAGCTAATATGGCTAAATTAATGATAAGTAAATTAGAACAAGACAATATACAATATAATAGGGATATTCAAAAATATACATTATATTTAGATACTCTAAAATCATAGAATATAGAGAATGAAAAATTAATACAAGATAAATTAGCTAATAAATTTATTAAAGGTGTCGATACACGACAAATTATAATGAGAGCTGAAAAATTAGTTCCTATACCAGATACTTAGAAATTTAAAACTATGAAATGGACAGAGGATAAACCAACAAACAATGGATAAGGGATTACAATATTTTAGAGATATAATATCACAAAATACATTATCTGCATTACAACAAGATGCTTATAATAATATTATTAATGACCTAATAGTTAATAATATTAATGGCATGTAGAAATGTAAAGAGTTAGATGATTATGATATGGAAACCAATGCAAAAGGTAAAATAATACCTGGTTGTATATATTGTTTCATATATAAAGCAATGAATCCAACTACATATATAATAGGTAATTAGAAATTATAGTATTTTGATAAATTACCTGTATTATATGTTATAAAAGAAACACCTAATACTATTACAGGTATTAATCTTAATTTCTGTAATAGAGATTTACGAATTGCCATTTTAAATATGATTTATAATATGGATGAAGATTTCTTTTTTAATAATGGTGATATTAAAAATGAAGTAGATAATGGGAAAATTATAACATCTAATAGTATTAATAAATTTTTATTAAATGATAATACATGTATACAATAGATAATGTATAAGTTAAATAAAACTTACAATATTCCAAAAAATCCAAATATATTCATTCGTACATATTCTAAAAGTTTAATAAGAAATATTAGAATGATAGAATACTGGCAATGGAAACATATACCATTCTTAAATTATAATGCGAGTGAAAATAAACAAGATGTTTTGAATACTATATATAAATTAACAGACACTGATATAAAAATTTTATAATCAGTGTGTGTTAAAATTTTATAAATCTTTATAATGTGGTTTATCTGGGTTATTGTAGAAACACTCATCATAATCAATTGTAGCATCTCCTAAATCAAAGTATCGTTTCTTAAGTGTACAATTATATAAAGCATCTTGTAAATTCAATACATCTTTACCTATACATGGAGTTCTTAACATTAATACATTGATATTATTAGTTTCAGAATTATATGCTATACGTGGTGTTAATTTAAGAAAATCATATACTGCATTATTATAATTATCTTCTCCATATTTTTCTGGTATATAATACTTATTCCTTATACTATCATAATAATCATTCAAATAACCGTCACCTATTCGTGAATATAATCCCATAAAATTATATATAGACTACGGTATAGTAGGGGTTATAATAGTAGAGTCATAGGTTGTATCCATTAATCCTATATTCCATAAGAATGAACGTTTATAACCTGTACTTTCTGGATAATTCTCATTTTTAGGCTCTGAAAAATCTAAAGGTTCTATATTCTTTAAGTTATGCAATAAAATATCTCCGTCCTATTTAACTTCATGTAATGATAATATTTTATTACCATATTGATTGGTATCATAATTATCAGATAGATACATATATGCATTACCATACTTATTTAATACCCCATTAAATGGAGTAATTATAGAAGATTTATATGCATCTTTATCACTCTAATATTCATAGTTCCAAACATCTATTGCATCCATCATACTATCAGTTCTTATTTTCCATGAAGTTTCATAAGTAACTGGAATAAATCTATTTAATTTATATTGATTATAACGGTCTGCTTCATATTCTTCATCATTATAATAGAATGTATTTTTATTATCCCTAATTTTAGGATTCATTATAACACTATTATATACCACTTTAATTGTTGGTTTATTGCTGGTATTTGGTATATACTTAATATTAATATTCTATATATTATCTTCAAAGCTTGATTTCTTTAGCAATAATCCATCCCATGATAATAACTACAACTAACGTTGTTTTTCTACTGGAATATTAAGTATATTAGAATCATATATAGTTGACATGAATAATGATAATTTTCTGGTTATTAATGCATCACTTGATTCTTTCTTAATATTACCTCTAATTGGTAATATATTAGTTTCCTCATCTTCTGGACATATAACATAAGAAATAGGATTAAACATTACATCTATTTTATCAGAAATAAATCTATAATTATCTTTATTACCTTCAGTATTATGTAAATATGTATCTACTGATTGATTTACAGAAGATGTAAAATGATAGCTCTTGCCATTTATACTATCTTTATATGTAATAGTAAAGTTATCAATATAATATCTTAAATACATATTTCCTATAATAGGATTAGACATGATTACTTTATTATAAATAAATAATCCATCTTTTAAATCATTAATAGTTAAATCCTTAAAATTTATCGTTATATTTGCATATATACCACTATGTATTTCTTCTGGGTTTTTACAAACATTAAATATATTCTTATCCCATAGTAATAACATATTTTTATTGCTATTATCTGTAATGTCTTTCTAATTAATATAATTATTAAGTATATCAAATGTTTGAGTTATTTCTGGATTAGGATTAAACTACCTACTATTACCTAAATCAAAGTCTTTACATTTTATAACATTAGTAATGAATTTTATACTATTTGGTTCACCATTATGTGTTTTATCTTCAGGAATAAACTTAAATGTAGCACGTTTATGTGCATTTTCTATCTATAGTTTTTCCTTCCATTCTATATCATAATCAAGGTTCTTTATAGTGAATGATATTTTAACATCTTCTTTATTCTTTATAAATTTTCCCCAATTATCATATCCGAAATTTTCTACAGTTAATTTAGTAAGATGAACATAAGCATTGCTTTCTACATCTTTATTAATCTTTTCTACTATATCAGGTGAATTATAAGTTTCAAACTTAAATACTGGTAATGTACGAGGATCAGTAAATCCTGGTTGTGTAATAGTATATTGAGTGGATAAAGTTTTATATTGAACTTTATTATTAACTACATTATTTGAAATATCTGCAATATGATATAGCATATTTAATTTTATATCACGAGGTGCTGTTGCAGTTATACTATGTTTATTCTATAATGTTCTGAATAAATCACATTCAATAATACTATTCTATGGCCTACCTGTAATATTACTATATTCAACCATTACAAATCGTTGTTCACTTACCTCATCAGATAATGAAGACATGTAATCATTTATATTAACAGTATGAACAGTTGTATTACCATTTAAAGATATAATATTAGGAATATTATCTGCAATATCTAATGTATATTCATATGTAGCATATCTATTTTCTGTATCTGTGGTATACTACTTTAAATGGAATGGTAATAATTCCTACTTATCCATATTAACAGTAAACCATGTATTACCTATAGAAGTATTATCATATAACATATTATATACTTCTTCATATGTTGTAATTACAGGAGCATTATTAAAATAAATTTTATCTATTATTAAATTCTAATTATTAGATTTTATTTTAAGCGAATGATTATTAATCTATTCACATGTAATACCTGTAATATCAATAGTAATATCACTATTATTTGTTATATTATTTTCATAATTCTAAATAGCATAGAAATTTTCATCTAATGTATTAATCACCAGATTTTCTATATTTGTGTATCCTACCGTATTACATTTAAGTGTATAACTTATCTAACATGCCTTTGCAAATCTCTTAAATTTATTAGCATGTCTAATATATAATAATAACTAATAATTACATGTTAATTCATTTACTGAACTATCTGTAATCTATGTTTTAAAATCAGGTATTATTACACTATTATTATCAAGTGTTTCATCTTGATATATAACATTACCTTTTTCATCTACTATAATACATCCTATATAATAATTATCTATATTTTTTATTACATATTTAGTTTTGTCTAATGTTATTTTTAATATATCATATCTTTCATTTTTCTTAACCTATGGTATAATCTAAAAATTATCTAATGTAATAGGTTTCAAACATAATGAATTATATAAATCTTTATCTGTTACTATATTATCATCAAATACTCCTTCTGGTATAATATTTCCAAATGTTTTATTATGTACATATAAATCTGAACATTGTACAGTAGCACCGGTAGCACCAATAATATAATTTATATTATTAGAGGTGTCATCAGTAGAAGCTTTAATACATAATGAATTAATATTAGAATTATTCAGATTATTAATTTTATTTAATTTCTCAAAAGATTTATATTCAATAAAATTATAATTACCAAACTAATCTTTAACAGCTGGAAGATGTAATAAGCTCTTGTTATTATAAGTTAAAATATTATTAAGTGATCTTATATTAGTACGGTTCTATATATTCTAATAACTATTACCTGCATACATAATAGTAACGTTATTATATAATTGGATATTTTTATTATTACTATTTGTATATATAGATCTATATTGTAAAGGATTAGGAACGGTATATTTTAATAATGTATTAATATCACATTTTCTTAATTCTGGTGTTACTTCTACCATATATGGTAATTCTCCAGTTTTATTAAACTATACTGCATCAGTATAGAAATATAATATATCGCCATCTGTAATATCTTTTCTTAAGGTTGTAGGAATTTTAATATTCTTATATGGGTCTACATACCATTTTACAGATGAATCTCGTTTATTTAAATTACTATCTAATTTATTAATAGTAACTTCTATATTATGTTCTAATTTCTTAATAGTATTCTTATGTTTTTCTGGAAATTCATAAAATAATCCACCTTTAACTTTTTTAATATTTAAAGTTTCTAATAATGGTTTATTTGCTATATTAGCAATATCATTATCATATAGGTCTACACCAATTTGTGTAAAACCATTAGCATCTATTACAGCATCTTTAATATAATTTGGATACATATCTACAGTAGTATGTATATACTATGACATAATATCGGTATTATTACTTGCTCCACCTGTATATTTAGTCATATACGTTAACTATGGCACACCATTACCATTATAAGTGGTTTGTTGAGTTTTCTTATCTGGTGTAATTATAGCAATATGACTTAATACCCCCTTTGCTTTATTATCAAATAAGGGCTTTTCATATGCTGCTTTAATCTAATCACTATTAGTAGAAGAAGTAGTTAATGTATTACCATTATTAGTAGTTAAAAATGTATAATATGTTCTCCATAATGAATTATATATATCTTCTGGATATAAAAAATTATCATAACCAAGTGTTTTAGCAATATCTTCAGGTTCAAATGTAGTAGTGTCATAAGATATTTTAACATCATACTTTATATGATGTGCATGTGTAATATCATCTGTAGTATATTCATATAAATCATAATTATCTTTACCCTTATAATTTATATCATAAATCTGATGGAATTCCCATGAATCTAACATTACATTATTATGCGGGTCATTGCTTGCAAATATAGAAGAATTATTAGAACCGTTTGTATATATACCATCTACTATATTAGCATTACCTATTTGATTATCTATTTGGTATTCAGTACCAAGATAATTTTCTTCATCTACTCTACCTGTATAATATACATTAGCAGATGAATCATTTAATATATTTCCAAATACTTCTTCTGATATATTATGAGTATCATATACATTTAAATTATTATTTGAATTATTAGAAGCTCTAAAGGTAGAGAGCTATTTATTAGCCCATGCCTTATAGTTATTATTGATATTATTACTTGTATCTTTTCTTTTTGCTATCTTAACTACAGTATTAACGGATATATCAAAACTCTCAAAAAAGTCATTAATAAATCCGATATGAATACCATTTCCATTAGTACCTTGAATACCTTGTTCACCTGGAATACACATTCCAAGTAAACCATGTTTTTTCTTATATAAATCTTTTCTACTAATGCTCATGTGATATTTATTAGATAAGAATGAGGGTTTTACTATTTTCAGCAAACCCTCATTTTTAATTATTCATTTATTAATTTTAAATATACTTCTATATTATAAATACAAGTTACAGTTAATACTTTTAATTTAGTACTATCCTCTTGTATTAAATTTAACTATTCAGAACTTAAAAAATCAGATATAAAATCTTTTGTATAATAAGCTTTATTTTCGTTATTAAATGTTTTTAATGGTATAATCCTATTATATTTTTTACCATCTACTAAGAATGTAATAGATATATTTAATGCACTATATATATCATTATATAATTTAGTAATATTATTATCTGCATTATTTAAGAATATAGCAAGTGTACCATTACCTATAGTTATATTATTATATTCAGATCCTGTCACAGCTCTTAACTATTGACAGATATTATAGAAATTATTAATATTATTATCTGATGTTACTACACGTGAATAACCATATACAGTCGGGTCAATTCCTAATGTTTTATTAGTATTTCTAACTGTAATATCTCCATCTAATATAATAGGTTTATTAGATTTTATTTTGAAAGCATCAATAGTAGAGTCATATAATATATCCATATTATTATTAATACCATCTGGTGTTATTGCAGTAAATCTCTAAAAATTAATAATTCCATTATTATCTGCAGTATCAGACATTACTCTAATATTATAAAGATTCTCATTATCAATAGTATAATTAGTATTATTGATAATAATGTCCATACCGGTATAATCATTATTAATATTAACTCTATTATTATCAATTTTACTTAATAATGCATTATCACTATCAGTATTAATTTTACCACATAACTATAAAATATCTGAATAATCTGTAATGCTTAAATCAAAATTATATATAGTAGGGTCTATAATTAACTTAAATATATTACCTCTGTTATCAAAGAAATAATCACCTATTTGGAATTTCCTATTAAGCTCACTGGTATTAATATAATTATGTATTGGTAATCTATTATATCTAATAGCATTACAGAATTCTCTTATATCTTCCTTTGAACCGCTATATATATTAAATCCCGTATAAAATATACAATTACCATTTTTACCGGCATTACCCTACATACCAGGTAAACCATAAGATGGTAAACCTGGTGCATAGTCATAATTAACCCAATTTCCAACTGTTTTCATTTCTTATCAATTTGCAAATTTATATAATAATCATAATTATACATATCATGTAATATGATACTTAATATAACTTCATTGTTCACAATTTCATAAGTAGTCTTATAGTTATCATATAATGTATAATTATCAATATCAGATGGTATACCATCATTAATATTTAATTGTGAATTATTATTAATTTTACGATATATTTTTAAATTATTAATATTATTAATATCAAATGCTTTATTTAATGTTAATGCTATAAAGTTATTATATGTTGTATTTAAATCTGTTTGAGCACTTGAAAGACCATTCCAGTTCTTTATAAATACAGGATTTGATATTATATAGTCATGAAGTGCTTTAGTGATATTTAATTTTAACATATATTCAGGTTTACTCTAAGTATGCTAATTATATTTAGATATAACCTTTTCACTTTTAGTTATTGCATTTTTCCAAGAATCTAATGTAATAGATTTCATTCCTAATTTAATACATTTAGAACCAAATAAAGATTTATCAATTATACCATTTGTATAACCTGATACTGTATTATAATCATTTTCGCCTCTATACTATCTGTATATATTATTATCCCAATCAGTAGAAAATATATTAAAATTCTTTAATAAAAAGAAATTCTCTTTTATATTAACCATATTATTATAAACCTTATTACACGGATAATTAATAATAGGATTAACTTTTTTTATTTTAGTATTACCTAATAATAAATCTGTATTATCATTATGTTCAGAAGTTTCAAATTCTATAACATCTTTAAAAACTGGTCTGAAAAATCCATGATTATATTTTATCTAATTAGGTTTTGTAACTTTAATCTCTACTGGTTTATAATCTTTATTTATGTGTATAGTTTTCGCTTTACCAGTATGTGGTATAATATACATATTAATATCATTTGTAGTGAAGGTAGAAATAAATTTATCTATTTCTGATTTTACATTACTTGTGCTATTATGGGTTTTCTACTTTATAACATAAGTATGTTTTTTTCTATAATTACCATCAGTATTCTAAAATACATCTTGTAGTTTTAATAAATTATTATAACCATAACTATTTTGATTTATGAATAATACTGTATTTTCTCCATTAATTATACCATTTTTTGTATAATCATCATCATTATTAAAATACATATTAATATTTGATTCAGCCTAAGTATATATAGCGTTACTTAAATCATTTTCTATAATATATTTTACATCACTATTAATATATTTCTTATGTATTTCACTATTAGTTGTAGTTATATACATATTATTACCTTTGTTATATAAATTATATAAATCTATATTATAAGGTAATTCAAAGAAATTATACGAAGGCAACTCTAAATTATTACCATTAAATGATATTATATTATCTGCTACATATTTATGGTTATAATCATATGAATGATTTATTATTAATATAAACTATTCTTTATTAGAAATATATATATCATTTACATAATCACCTGTATAATCATTTAACATGAATATTTGGTAATTATTATAATCAGATAACTTAATATCATCATTATAATCTACATTTGTAAATTTAATAATGAATTTCATACCATAATATATGAACTCCAATGTTTGTACATACTTATTATAATAGCCTACTGCCGTTTTTATAGTACCATTACTATATAACATTTTCTTCATTGGATATTCATATATATTATCTAATAATAGTCTCTTTAATGATATTTTATATTTTTCAGGAACATCCTCAAATTCTGATGGAAATGAACCTAAATCACTTATATTATATGTAGTAGACTAACCCATATTAACGGATGGGGTATATACATTATTATTGAAAAATCCTGTCGTCGTATACTAATTAATTATATCATTAACATTTAAAGTACTATTACCATCATAATATAAACCATTTGATTCCCACTACATATTAATAGAAGGAACTACTGGTATAGATAAAACAGAGGTATTATCTTTTATTGTATAATAATTATCACTTTCTAATACTGGGTCAGATGTAGTAATATTATAATTAGTTATATTACCATAATCTGCTAATTTAAGTGTTACTGGTTCATCTAACTTAACCTCAGTCGTTAGTAAACTTATAGAATCTATTAAACCTGAATTATTTTTTATATTACTATAATATAGAGTATTATTACTTGGTATATACATAAATTGTACATTATCACCCTTTGGAATATTCAGGAATGTACCTTTTACAAAACTATATACAGTAAACGGTTTTAACCTTCTATCACTACCATCTAATTTAATTATTTCTCCTTTATTAAAAGTTATATTACTATCTGAAGTATATGTATCATAATTAGTATAGTTAAGGGTCATAGATATATCTTTAACATTATGAATTCCCATAATCTATACCTACATATTTAATGACTTAGCTATATTAGTATTATTACCATTAACTAAGCTAACATCTGTTAATGTCATGAACATATATTTAGATGTATCTATAGGAGATGGATAATAATAAAATTTAATAATATCTTTATCTTTAACAAGCATATGTTTAATAAAACTAATAAGCTCATACCCTTTCTATGTATATATTAAAGGTGCTTGTATATTGTATAATAGTTTATCTAAATTCTATGTAGTCTAATATAACTTAAAAGGTTTACACTATGTTTTTGTAATAAACTTACACGGAACACTAAATTTTAAATCCTTCTTAGATTGTATTAATAAACCTGGTAATATATATTTAAATAATATATCATATGTAATATATACATTTCCGCTTGCGCTATTATTAAGATTTATAGAATAATCTTCATAATTAATATTATAATTATATGCTTTATTATTCTATATTATTTCTTGTCCATGATACATATGTATAAATTCAATATCTGATATTGAATTAGAAATAAAGCCAATAGTATTATCAGAATAGCTTGATACATGAATATCATGACCACATATAGCTAATGCAGATTGTATTCGTTGAAACTATATATTTAAAGGAGCTTGAATTTCTGGATTATTTAAATCTTGAGAATAATAGCATACTGCTGTATAATGTATAGTTTTATCCTATAAATCACTATTATTAAATGGTATTAAATTTTTTCGGTACCATCCATCCTATAATATTTCATTACCATCTGCATCTGTAATTTTAGTTTCATCATTTTCATAATCTTCTATATTATTATACATTGAATATAATGAAACATTATTTGCAGTAGTTTTATACATATCATTATTAGATGCTATTACATCTACTATATGATAGTGTGTTTTATTAGCATTCTCCTATATCGTAGTATAAACAAATCTAAAGTGTTCACCATACATTATAATACCAGTATTAATACTAAAAGTTAAAAATGAATATATGTTATCCAAATTAATTTTTTCTACTGGTATATGTGCTATAATATTCTATGGTTTATTAACTACTTTATTTTTTACATAATTTAATAAATCATCAGAATTATTTATAACTTCTGCATTATTAGAGGTAACACCAAATGTAATATTATTTTCAGATATTTTTATATCATCTACTTTAAGGATTTTTAATTTATCCTATTCATCTGATTTTAACTTTATTGTGTGTTTATCTTTAACATATAAATCTATAGTAGAATTATCAGAATTATTAATAAGGCATTTTTCTATATCATAGATTGTATTGCCAGACATATAAAGTCCAAAATAATTATGAAAAGAAAAATCTTCTGCATCCTTATCATCAAACATAAATTCTAAGTTAATGATATTAGGATACAATAAATTATTACGCTCATACCCTTGTAATATGAACATATTATAATCTTCTTGAACTTTATTATTCTATTCTAATATTTTAGAAATGAAATAACTTGTTTCTACTTTTTCTGTTAATATACCTTTATCTACAGAAATACCTTTCCATGAATTACGCCCTTGCCTATGTTCACTTGAACCCTTTATATTATCTTGTTCATTAAATTGAAGATAACATGAGCTTGATACATATTCTTGTATAGAATCTTTATATGCATTTAAATAATGACCAATAGGTGTAGAATTTCGTAAATCAAATATTTTTATGATTTCACCTTCTTTTAATAATTTCTGCATCACCGCAGTATCATTAATATCAATATTACTATATGTATCTTTGTTAACAAGATGATTTGTTTTGAAAATACAAAAATATTCTGGTATAGATTTACCTATATGGAGAGGTGCTAATATTTTCATATTTTCTGAATATAGTGAATCAAAATTATTTTCAGCACCATATTCATATATAGTATACTTTTGATTTTCAATTTTATAATAACCTTTATGAGGATCATATGAATCTGAATAAACACCGTATAACTCACCTTGAGGGATTGATGAGAATACCGTCTTTACATCATGAGCATAATTACCATCATAACTTATAGATTGATGCCTAAATCTACGATCATTTAATATACTATTAGAACTTGTTTTAAAGGTATCTAAATATAGGTTATCCTATGAATCTACTACTAACTTTATGTTACCAGTTAACTTGGGGTTAGTTCTTAGTAACATAAAAGATTGCATATTATCTCCAATAGCATGTCCCTATAAATCATTAAATGTAATACCAGTGTTGGGGGTTTTAACTACTAATACATTTAATGTACCTATTACAGTACTGCCATCATTAAGATTTAATTTTACTTCATATGGTATAACCTAATCACTCTATATATTATTCCAATTTATACACTATAACGTAATAATAATATCATTTTTATTACCATTATTAGCATTTTCAATTATAGCATTTGTTCCTCTACTATTATCAAAACAATTAAATTTAATATTATTAATAGCAGAATAATTCTAACTGCTAGAGGGCTCAGTTATTTTATAAGAAGCTATAATAGAATTAGCATCTATATTGAATAATTTTTTTATATCCAATATACATACCTATTTTATAGGTGTTAACTTAACATATACTGTATGATCTGTTTTAGACGTCATTCAATAAATTATATAAAAGTTTTATAAAAAAGTCTAAATTATTTTCCTAAAATTTTATCTTTAGTAATAGAAGAATAATCTGTAGTTTCAGATTGGTTAGTTAAAACATTATATGTCTTATACTGCATAGATTTACATACATCTGTTAAAGCATCAATATCAACAAATGTAGAGGTTGGATCATATTTAGGATTTATTGATACATTTTTTGGTTTCTATTTTAATATTATAGATTCACCTGTAACTGGATCTCTAACTTCACCTGTAGTTATGCTACTCATCTTAAATAATCAATAATTTAATTATTTACTTATAGAAATAAATGAAATTAAAAAGTGGCAATTCCAATATAATTATATAATGTAGTTGAAGTATGTAATATAATAATATACATAGATAATTAGTAAATTAAGTTTTAATTAAATTTTTATTTTTATTTTTATAAATTATTTTATAGTAATTAAATTAAATAATTTGATTATATATAGTTTATTCTTTATATAAAGCTATATAATGTAAAATACTTATAAATTATACATATAACTGAATATAACACGGTATAGGAGAAATAAAATACTATGTGTACATAATCAGTATGGTATGTATATTGTATATTAAATTATTTTTAAATAAAAATAAAAGTGGCAATTCGAACATAATTATATAATGTAGATGTGATAGTAATTATATAATATACATAGATAATTACTTAATTAAAGTAATAATAAAGTTAATTTTATTTTTTATTTAAAATAATATAGTTTATTCTTTATATAAAGCATTAAAATATAAAATACCTATAAAGTATACATATAATTAATTATAATACGATACAGAAGAAATAAACATTATGTATACATCATCAATATAAGATACATTGTATATATAAAGAAAAACATCAAAAGCTAAATTGAAATTAAAAAAGTGGCAATTCGAATATAATTATATAATGTAGATAAGATATGTAATTATATAATATACGAAGTTAATTATAAAAATAATGTTTATAATTAATTTAACTTTTTATAAAAACATTTTTCATAAGTATCATCTTCCCATTGAGATATATTCAATAAAGTGTTATAGTCAATTAAAGTTTTAGTTTCATAGTCATAAACTTTACCTGTATCAGAAACTTGAATTATCCCTTGAGTTTCATCTTCTTTACCAGTAGAATGTATTTCATATATACCTGAAGTTAAATCAAAGATATGATAAAAAATTGTCTAATTATTTTTTGTACTCATATTTTATTTACTTTATATGTAAGTTATTTAATTTTACATAAAAATAAATATATTCAGAAGTTAAAACAACATTATTCACAATGGCTAATATTACTACTATTAAAAAAGGTAATGAAACTATGTAGTTGGGAATTTCCGAAGATAGAGTTAATCAACTTATAGATGATAAAATATCTGCTATGCCCACTGGTGGCGGAGGTAGTGCAACAGGAACGGATAGTAAATTATATGATGTAACTATTATACCGTCTTCACCGGAATTAAAACAACCTACATTAGATGTAACTACCGGTATTTTAGATTTAGGTGTAGACCCTGTATTAATATGGAAAGGAGGATTTGATGCGTTATCAAGTATATCAGGTTCTAATTATAGAAATATTCAATGTTGGGAGAGTTCTAAATCTACTGCCATAAAATTTATATATGTTCCTAAATCTGGTATTATAAATGTACTACCATATCATATAGCCATACCTAACAATGCTTTACTTTTAGGTTCATTAAGATTTAAGTGGAATAGTGATCAAACTAAAGTAGCAAATATTACAAGTATAGATTTCCCTTGCAAAGTAGATATATATAATCCTGATAATTCTACATAGAGATTAACATTAACGAAAGATGATATAAAATGTTATACTACATCCAGAGCGGTTACTACCTTTATGATTCCTATTACCGGTGTTAATAGTATTAATTTACATGGTTTAACAGATGACTGGAATTATTCTATTAATGGCTATCCAAATAATAATAGTGTTGCAACAACTGCAGTTGGTCCAGGTCATGTTTATGATTCAGGTTGGTTACCAAAAGGTAATATAAAAGAAAATTGGCCAGTTGAAGTAGGTTTAGCAAATAATAAATCTATAAAATATATTCAAATCTGTTTTAGAAAAGCTAATAATGGAGTATTTACAGAATAGGACCTTGTAAGTGTTATAGATTCTATTACATTAAATACAAATGGTGATGCATGGACAAGTTACATGGCAAAAGAAATGGATGCGGTTTCTCGAGCAGTTAGAAACAATACATCATCTTCTACACCTGCAGTTACACCAACACCTGTAACACCCACGCCAACACCAGCAGAAGTTAAATATGTAACTGGTTTTATTGCGACAGATCCTATTAAACCTAATATATCAAAGAAGAATTTAAATATTGACTTTGGTACTGACGGTATTTTATATATAGGAAAGAACCATTATAATCTTCATGGTAATTATAGAAATATACCTATATATGCAGCAGGTTCAGATACTGGTGCAACGATGGTTGTTTATAATACTGTTAATAATACTATGAAGACCATGACATGGGATTATACACCAACTGCAGATGAGGCCATTGTAGGTACATTTAGACTTAAATATCATACACATGAATTTGTTTCTTGTAACTTCCCATTTGAAATTACAATTGATGGTAAGAACCCTAATATAGATCCAGATGCAGGAGATGCTAAAGATTATGATGTAAATGTTAAATCTGTAAATCATAGAGGTTGGTGGGAATGTCCAGAAAATACAATATCTGCATATCGTGGTAGTGCTGAGCATGGTTTTAAATATGTAGAAACTGATGTTGCATTTACAAGCGATGATGTGCCAGTATTATTACATGATAAAACCATTAATAGAACTGGTAAAAATCCAGATGGTTCACCATATGCAACACCTAATAAAGAAATTAAAGATATAACATTTGAAGAAGTTAGAAAACTTGATTTCGGTATTGTAAGAGATCCAAAATTTAAAGGTGAAAAAATACCTTCATTTGAAGAATTTATAAAATGCTGTAGAAATTTAGGTTTACACCCTTATATTGAATTGAAGGCAGATACACAATATACAGAAGCACAAGTACAGAAAGTTGTAGATATAGTAAATTTAAATGGTATGAAAGGTAAAGTTACATATATATCATTTAGTGATCAAGATTTAATGTATGTTAAAAATTACGATCCAAAGGCACGTTTAGGTAGAGTAGGTGGTAAAGTTGTTGATGAAACTATGATTAATAATTTAAAAGCTCTTAAAACCCCAACCAATGAAGTTTTCTTTGATGGACTAGCATTTGATAATAATGTTTTATATATGACTGAAGATGTAGCTAAAAAATTAGTAGCAATAGATGTTCCACTTGAAGTTTGGACCGTTGATAATGAAGCAGATGTTTTGAAATTACCTTCTTATGTATCTGGTGTTACAACCAATAAATTACATGCAGGTAAAGTATTAGCAAAAGCTGAATTAAATAAATAAAAATTCAAATAAAATATTCAGAGGATAGAAACTTAAATTGGTTCTATCCTCTCTCTTTATATATACTATACTGATGATGTATTATACATTGTTTATTTCTCCTGTATCGTATTATAATTACTTATATGTATACTTTATAAGGTTATGTAATTATATAGCTTTATATAAGAAATAAACTATATATAATTAAAAAATTAAATTCTTTATTCATTATTTTTATTTTAATTAAACTTAATTTTTATAATTAACTTCGTATATTAATATAATACATTTCTTAACTACATTATATAATTATATTGGAATTGCCACTTTTTTATTTCAATTATTTCTTAATTATTTTCAGACTAAATTTAGTTATTACTTTATAATTTATATGAGTTATACAAAGGACGAAATTGATAAACTTATTAATAAAACTAATAAGGAATTCAGAGCTAAGTTGAATGGTAAACTTCTAACTATTTCAGTGTCTAAAACAATTGAACATTTAAAATCAAAGTTTGATGCTGAGAAGCAAGCTCGTTCTTGTAGTCAGAGAGATGAAGATAATCCAGATGGCAAATATTATAATATGACCCCCGAACAAATAATTGCAGCATGGGATAAGATTTCATCAGACTCTAAATATTATGGTTCACTGTTAGATGATTATGTTGGTCATGTATTAAGTATTTCTATTGCCCCCACAGAAGATGCTAAAATACAATTAACACAAGAACTTAATGAGTGGATCATAGATCATAATCTACAAGATGATAATAGATTCCAAGAAAATAAAAAAGGCTTTGACCAGTTTTATTCAGATATTCAAAAATTAGGTTATAAATATTTAACTCGTGAGATAATGGTATACATTCCCTCTAATACCATACATCAAACGAAAGGAAGATTTGACTGTTTATTTTATAATGAAGAAACTGATAAATACCTTTTAATTGATTGGAAAACTACTGAAAATATATCTAAGAAAGCTTTTAAAAATAAAAAGTTAAAAGGTCCTGCCTCTATATTAGAAGAGTGTACTATGAATGAATATGGTATACAATTATATCTATATAAGAAAGCATTTTGTGAACTATATAAATTTACAACACCTGATAAAATAGATACTTATATATGTCAATGCTTAAAAGCACCTGGTACTAATGGTAAGAATTATGTTTTACACCGCCCCCTGTTTGACTATGATTCCAATCTTATATCAGGTATTCAATGGTTCGCATCATATAAAGAAATCCCAAAAATGAAAGAAATCCCTAATTGGTTACTATGTCAATATCAAATACTTTAATTTTAGCATTACTACTATGGATGTTACTATATATAACACCATTTATCGTACCATTTATTTTACATATAAAATATATGAATAGACTTGCAAGCACATTGTTTGGATTTTTAATGGTATGCGCATTTGGTTGGTATGGAGCTGCATTTTACATTATATTTGCATTAATGTTTAATGATGAACTTTAAAACTGACTGCTAAATTACGTTAAATAATTAATTAAAATTTTTATAATTGAAAATAATTATATAATTTTGCACAAGTAAAAATAAAATTTTAATAACTATGTTTATAGATAAAATTAATGACCTTATTAAGGATGCAATGAAGATGCATGATGATAAGCGACGAGATGTTTTAAGACTTATTAAGAGTGAAGTCTTAAAGTATGAAACTTCAAAAGAAGGAGTTGGTCATGAGCTTACAGATGCTGTAGAGTTTACTATTCTAAAGAAGATGGTAGATCAACGTAAAGATTCCATTGCACAATATAAGAAGTATGGTAAACCTGCACTTGCAAAGGAAGAGCAAGATGAGTTGAATATCCTTTTAGAGTATTTGCCAACAGAAGCAACTGCAGAAGAAATTGCAAATGCTTTTAATACTATTGTTAGTAATGGACTTGAACCTATTAAGAAAAATATGGGTCAATTCATTAAGGGTATTAAAGTTGCACTTCCAACCGCAGACGGAAAGAAAGTTGCGGACTATGTAAAAGCAAATTTAAAGTAAATAATCAAATTAAAATTATCACATGAAGAAGTTTATTATTTTGGCTGTATGTACAGTTATTTTATTTAGTGTGTTTGGTATAATCGGTTCATACAATGGTATGGTAACAAAGCAAGAAAATGCAACTACATCATTTGCAAATCTTGAAGCTACTTATCAGCGAAGAGCAGATCTTCTCCCTAACCTTGCAAAGGTTGTAAAGGGTTATGCTACACATGAAAGTGAAACATTTAAGGCTGTAGCTGAAGCTCGTGCATCTGTTGGAAAGATTACAATTGATCCAAGTAAAGCAACACCAGAACAGCTTGCTGCATATCAAAAGGCACAAGGCGATGTTTCTAATGCGCTTAGTCGTCTTATGGTAATTTCAGAGAAATATCCAGAGTTGAAAGCGTCACAGAATTTCCGTGATTTGCAAACTCAAATTGAAGGTACTGAAAACCGTATTAATTATGCACGACAAACATACAATGAAAGTGTACAGGAATATAATATGAGTATTCGCTCATTTCCTACTACTATCTTTGCAGGTATGTTTGGCTTTGAAAAGATGAATAAGTTTGAAGCTGATAAGAAAGCTTCCACTGCTCCTGTGCTTGATATTTAATAAAATATAAAAATTATAGGCTTAAATGAAGAAATATTTAATACCTTTAATTACAGCAGTAATAATGATAATGTTGTGTAACTCTTGTAAAAAACAAACAAGGGTTTACACAGCATCTTCATTACCAATGGTTCATTTGAAAGATTCCACTAAATACCTCATTAATCCAGACACATTGATTAATGAAGAAACTGAAGATTCTATTAATAAAGTTTTAAGTAAGTTAGAACATCTGAAAGGAATTCAAACTGTGTATGCAGTGGTTAATAATATCGATAATCCAGATGATATGTCTAAGTTTTGTTCAGACCTTGGTAATAAGTATGGAGTAGGTAATAAAAAGACAGATAAAGGTTTAATCATTATTATTGCAGTAGAACAAAAGAAATGGTTTATTGCACCGGGTAAAGGGTTAGAAGGTGAATTTCCCGATATTATATGTAAGGAAATAGGTTCAACATATATTGAATCTAATATGAATAGCAAGAGCCCTAATATTAATAAAGCTGCACTTTCTACTACAAATGCAATATATAATAAAGCTACAATAAATCAATTACGAAGTAAATCTGAACAACGTAAAACTTATATTCTATATGGTAGTATCGCTATAATACTTATATTAATATTAAGCTTTAAAAAGAGTAGACATATCTTTTTTGCATTTATAAGTGCAATGGGTTCAGGTACAGGAGGTTTTGGAGGTAGTTCAGGCTCAAGTGGTGGCAGTTTCGGAGGCGGCAGTTTCGGAGGCGGTGGCGCCGGAGGAGGCTGGTAAAAAATAATGAAGTTAAAGTAATAAAATGAAAATTTTAGTTATCCCCGATATACATGGCCGTAGGTTTTGGAAATCCGCATGTGAACAATATATAAATCAAGTAGATTATATAGTTTTTCTTGGTGATTATTGTGATCCATATTATATGGAATATGACCCTTATACCGATGATAATATATTTTCAGATCAACGAATGATTGATAACTTGAATGATATTATTAGTTTTAAAGTTGAACATAAAGATAAAGTAATACTATTAATGGGTAATCATGATATGCATTATTACAGTAGACATTTTTATGATGTTGCATTAGGTAGTAGATATTCACAGAAGTATGACCAAGTATTAACTAAAATCTTTAATGATAATAATAAATATTTTCAATATGCTTTTGCAGTTGGTAATAAAGAAAAAACCATTTTATTCTCACATGCAGGTTTAACCTTAAATACATATAATGATATATGTAAACAATATAATAGAAATGAATTATATCCAGAAGAACTTACAGAAATATTAAATGAAGATAATGATAACATAAATGATATTATCTATAGAGTAGGTTATTCACGTGGTGGTATGAATAAAACCGGTGGTATATTCTGGGCAGATGTAACAGACTTTATAAGGAATAATAAAGATATAAATGTACCATTGAAAAATAATCTTATTCAAATCACTGGTCATAATGGTACAAAAGAACCGATATGCACACCTTATTATATAACATGTGATTGTAAAAAAGCATACCTTTATGACACCGATACATATAAGTTAAGTGAATTAACTGGTAAAGAAGTAAATTAAATGTTAAAAAATGCTAAAATATTAATTTATCTTGCTATTTTATAGATATTTTAAAAATTTCCATATATAATAGTATATAAAATAATTAAATATATTATATAATTTATGAAAACAATCTTATTAGATATAACAAATGATATAGATGAATTATTAAGTACTTAGAAAGTATTTAATAATATCATTCGTTATACTTATAATAGATTGGTAGATAACAATGAGTTAAAAGAGAAAGATTTACGAAAATTAATAAATACAATATTTAATCAACCAAGTTGGTTATCCCAATGTGCAATTAAAGATGCAATTTATTTGTATAAATCAAATAAAACAAGAGGATTAAAAACTGTAATTTTTGGAGGTTTTAAAAATTTAAAAGATTACTTATTGAAAAAGAAATCTAAGAAGTAGTATAAATTAGATAAATTACTTCCTATAACTTTTCAAGGTGAAACCCTTAATTATGGTAATAGAATGTTTAATTTTGATTTCTGTAATAATAAATTAATTTATAAAGCAAATAGAAAACAACATTTTATTTTAACATATAAACAACCTCGCAAGAATATACTAAAAGATTTATTACAGTTAGAAGAATTAAGTAAACAAAATAAAATTGCAATTACAGTTAAATTAAATATAGTTACTAAAAAATTATATATTATTTTTGATGAGTCTAAACTTCAATATGAAAAATACATAAATTTAAAGAATAACCGAGTTATTGGCATAGATTTAAATCCGAATGCAATTGGATTATCTATATTAGAATTTGATAAAAATAATTCTGAAAATTTTAATGTACTTTATAAAGAAGTTATATCTACATTTGAATTAAATAAAACTACAGTTAGTAATAATAAACGAAAATATGAATTAATTAAAATTTGTTATCATATAGATAAGTTACTTAAAACTTGGAAATGTAGTAGGATATGTTTAGAAGAATTAAAAATTAATAACTCAGATAAAGGTAATGGTAAAATTTTTAATAGACTGTGTAACAATGTATGGTGTAGGAATTTAGTTGTTAACAAATTAAAAATGTTAAGTAATATTCACGGTTATTTTATAACTGAAGTAAACCCAGTATATAGTTCAGTAATAGGTAATATTTTATATGGAAGCGAAACAACCCCAGATATGGTAGCTTCAAGCATTGAAGTTGCACGTCGTGCATATAATAAATTTAAAAAAGGACACTTTTATCCGCCTGTTCAGTTTAACCATTTAAATGAGCAATGGAAGCAAACATTAAATGGTTTGAATAGCTGGAAAGAAGTGTATAAAGAAATTAAAAAATTGAAATGGAAATATCGGTTTCTGCTACTTGATTATGTTAAGAATGCAGTTTTCAGTAAAATTTATATAAAACAACAAGTAACTTTATACACTTTTTAATAGTTTTATATAATTTTTATATTTTATAAATAGTATATAACAAAAAATTATAAAAATATAAATATAAATATAAAAATGAAGAATTTGTTTCAACATATGAGTTTTAGTTGCCCCAGCTTTTCACCAAGTTGGTTCAGCTTGTTAATACTTTATATGTAAGCTTAATAAATAAATTCTTTTTATAATAAATTACATTGAAGTATATAATATAAACTTTTTGGATTTCAATGTAAATTTATAATAAAATTTTATTTTTATATATTAAATTCCTATAAGAAGGACATTGAAAATTTTTAATAAATGTTCTTCTTATTTTTTATTACGGTATGTTGGCTAATAGGCAAGCCCCTGCATTTGGGATGCAGAATATGCAAGTTCGAGTCTTGTCATACCGACATAAGGGAATATAGCTCCAATGGTAGAGCGGAGGATTGAAGATCCTCGCGTTACTGGTTCGAATCCAGTTATTCCCACTACATGGTGTTTATAGTGTTTAATGGTTTAGCACGATTGTTTGTGACACAATTAGTTTCAGTTCGATTCTGAATAAACACCCTATTTGGAAATATAAGCCTAATAGGTAAGGCAGCAGTTTGCTAAACTGCCAGTAGTCGAGGTAAAACTTGGCGTGTTGGTTCGAATCCAACTATTTCCGCATTATAGGAGTATAGTATAATGGTTAGTATCTCGGTCTCCAAAACCGATGGTGGTGGTTCGAATCCATCTACTTCTGCTTATATATAAATAATTAAATTTAATTACTTATATAATGTAGTCAGAAAAAAATCATCATATAAAAGATTGTCCATTTCTTGTTCCAGAAGAGAATATGAAAATATTTATAGAATTTTAGAAAAATTGTGCTAAAGAACCTTATTCTACTACTTATAGTAATGTTTATAAAAATAAGTAAAACTATATAAATGCGAAAAATATACACAAAACCAACAATTACAATAATTGAAATTACTGAAAAACTACCCTTATTATCAGCAAGTCCTAATTTAGGATTTAATATATCTATTGTGCCCCCTACTGCAGATGACGACGAGGAGTTAATAGGAGAATAAAAAAGTTCCTTAAAATGCAGACAAATTTTATATAAACTTTTATATATACAGTAACTTAATTTATTTTTATATGATAATTTTAGAAACTGAACTTTTATATAGTACTCCCGACAATGTAGAATTATCTGAATACTTAAATAGTTTAAGTAGTTCAGTTAAAGTCTTTAATACGATGGAGTCTGAAGAAATATTTTTAGAAAAGGCTAAAACATTAAAGCAACATGACTACATTGTTGTTATAATGGATTATCTATATATGATAGATGTAAGAGACTTACTTTTAAAGTTTAGAACATTTAATATTGATTTAAATATTACTAAACTATATTTCTATGAAAGTTTAGAAGATATTATAACACGAACAGGTGATACTTTATATAAGAAAATTTATAAGAAACACCATGCATTGTTTACATCATATAAAATTAATCAATGGTTACTTTTAGAAGATAGTAATAAAGATTATACAAATCCTAATTGCATTATAGCAGATATGGATGCTACTATATGCTTTAATATATCAGGTAGAAGTTATTATGAACCAGATTTAATGGATACGGATGTTGGTAATCTACCAATTATAGGTATTATTAAAAATTACCTTAAATGTAATCCAAAGAGTAAGTTAATAGTTATAACTGGTAGAACAGAGCACAATTGCAAAGAAGTTACAGAGAAATTTCTTTATTATACCTTTCCTGAATACCGTAATAGAATTAAACTATATATGAGGGGGTATGATGACAGGTCTCATGCATATGAATATAAAGAAAAATTAGTTAAGGAAAAAGTTTTACCATTTTATAATGTAGATTTTGCATTAGATGATGATCCAAGGATTATTAATGCATACCATAATTTAGGAATTACTGCATTATTGGTAAATCATTTAGGAGAAGGATAAAAAAATTGTTCTTAGACATTATAAATAGTTTAAGAACAATTTTTTTTATTTAATGGCAAATAATCTATTTTATTCATTATATTCACATTCTAAAGATAAAGTGCAATCAGGTTATACATGTACATCAGCACTTGATGAAACTGGAACATCATTTGATATAACTAATAAGCAAGGAGTTATAACAGATTCTAATGGTGATACTTTATCAAGTATAGATTTAAGTGGAATACATGCTGAGAATATTACATAGTATGTATCAGAAACAAAAATTATAGAACCTGATTCATGTGTAGTTTTATAGGGATTAACATATGGATTAGCATATGGCACATATTATTTTACTATTCCTACTTCATTGAATATTAATAAGAATTATGATTATTTTTTGAATATTAAATTTGATATTGTGGTTAATGATAATTTTAAACCTACTATTAAAAATTTTGAATTTAATGGTACAGGTTCATAGTCAATAACCAGTATTATTACATAGTATTTTCAAGAACATAGTATTAATATTACATGTACATTATAGGAAATTAATAATATAGATTACATAGTATTCACTTCAGGGACAGCTGGTTTATTTTATTATGTAATGAATGTACAAATTAAACCTATTTTGTAGGGTAATGAATATCATAATTCCCCATATAGTATTATACCATCTAATATAAAAGAAGTTATATACGATTTAATAAAGAAACTTCATCCTATAGAATTAAATTAGGTATATGATGAAAATACATATAAAGTGGAATGTCCATTATATACATGGTTATGTAAATATCACCAAGCTGCTATACAAGATTACGATAAATGGGTACATGCTGTAAATTATGATATGGATGAAGGATTTACTGAAGACACAAATGAAATTAGAGATACTAAATTTTATCCATAGTTATTGAGTACCATATATATTAATAATTCTGCATTATGGAATAAGTATGATTTATCAAATCTTAAAATTATTAAAAATATTATAGGAGAATTAAAAAATAATCAAGATTTATTAACTAATCTATATAATAAGTTTACTGATTTAACTGAAGAAAAAACTAAACGTATTCCATTAATGAAATACCCTAATGGTGCAGTTAGAGGAATATTAATAGTACCAGATTATCCATAGAATGAACCAACTACTATACAAGGTAGTAATTCAACTATACCATTTACATATAATGCATTAAAGGTACATCATATTAGTGATTTAATTACTTATTATAAACCAGTTGATAATGAAGATAATACAGAAAAGCATTATACTAAAAATTTATATGGAGTATTAACAAATCGTACATTATTTAGTAATGATGATAAAGAAATATGTCATATAACACCAGATACTGATTATATGGGATTAAGCTTATATATTGATGTAAATGAGATAATAGGTATGATGCAATATATGTAGTTTGTAAATGATAATAATTTATGGACAAGTATTGGTGATTTTTATGCAGCTATTGGAAAACCAGATAATGTACAAGAAAAACCACGCAATTACCCAACCAGTGTATTAGTATATAATCCTAATAATGTACCAATAAGAATAAAATATATGATGTTTGTATAAAAAATAAAAGGAAGAAATAATTAAACTTTATTTCTTCCTTTTTACATATTTTAATGTCTCATTTTTATTTTACCATAATTTGCATTACTCTAACCTTGATACATAACTTGTATTTCTATATTCTTATTAAGGAATGATTCAAAAGCATTAGTAACTGAAAGTGCTAATCTCTCTGCCACATCTTCAATAGATTGTGGTGAATGTACATTTCTATTATCACCTAATACATTACCCGCTAATGTATTTCTTAATTGGTTATTATGTATAGTTTTATTATTACCACTTAATATAGAAGGTTCAGAAGAATTATACTATTGTTGTGCTGAAGCTATTACCGATTTCTGAACCATCTTATATGATTCTAACTACAATTTCTAATTCTCACGTAATGAAGCATTTACTTTATTAATTTCATCAGCGATAGAACCAATATTCTATTTTAACTTTGTAAATACTTTATTTCTCTCCTATTCCTTTGTAATTAAAGCCTTATCTAATTTCTTAATGGCAACTGTAAATGAATCTGTAACCTTTGCAGTATTTAATACAGTATGACTATATACAGATAACTCATTAACAATCTTTTTATCTACTTTTCTAAATGAATTATAGAAGTGATTATAAGATTTAGATACATTATACATTGAAGTCTTAACTACACCTGTTAAATGTGTAACATTCTCAAATGTTAATTTACTGTTAGAAACAGCCTTATATTCTTTAATTGCATTAGTTATAGTTATTAAAGCATCACTGATATATTTGGCATTTCTATAAGCTCTGGCTGCATTTACATTCTAACCATTAACTCTTAAATTTGCAAATCCATCTGTAATTTTAGCTAAATCATATATTGCAGGTTGAACATGATTAACTAATACATTATGCAGATATGTAAGGCTCTTTAGATATTTAGCATTAATAAACTCATTAATTATCTTCTTGATAGATGTAACACCTTTACTTGCATTTTCTGCATCATCTTTATACATATCAGATAATTTATCAAATATAGAAGTAAACTATTTAATTATTTTATATGATGCATTAACTGAATTTATCGCCTATTCTATTGCCTTATATGTTGCTTGATTACCAAATCTATTAAGAATAATGCTAACAAAATTTGTATATGACTATGCAATAACATCAGATACCTTTCGTATATTGATTTTAGCAGATTTCTCCCCTACTTTTGCAATCAAATTCAAATAGTTATCTACTTGTGAAATAATCTATTCAATACCTTGCATACCAGATATAAGGTCAGTAATATGGTTCTTCTATTTAGCATTATCTGTTATAGTATCTTTCTTAAACCAATGTGTTTCTACATTATAATTATGTTCTGTATAATTCTATGCTTTAAATCTATTATACATTGTATCAATGAAATTAAAGAAACAATCTGCTATATCATTAGCGCCCTTCTTAAATTTAGCAGGATCAAATGGAATCCATTTTGTTACTTCTTTTCCTGTTCTTTCATCTGTATATGTAATCTATTGACCATTTATTAATTTAAGAATAGCATCAGTATAAGTAGCAACAGAACTCATAACTGGTCCAATACCAGCTCTAAGTTGTAAAACTACCATACCTGCAATTTTACTAATACCTTGTAAACGTGGAGTCATTGTTTCAAGGAATGTAGCGAATGCATCTGTTATAACTATTGCAGCTCTCTAAAATTCTGCTGGTTGGAACTATCTAAATTTAATAGGTTTTCCATCTTTATCCCATTCACATGGAATAGTGGCAGATATAACTTTTAATATAGCATCTGTAAAGGTTGCAACTGAATTCATTACAGGACTTATGCTCTTCGATAACCAATATAATGTTACCATTGAAGTTTTAGATAATGCCTATACACCAACTGCTAATGACACTAAAAACTATTCAAATGCTTTTGATATAACATCCGCGGCCTATTTTAACATAGGCATAGTTATACTCTTATATGCAATAGGTTTGCCGTCTTTATCCCACTCAGATACATAATTCATATTACATGCATTCTTAATAATTTCAAAGAATTTTCCAATTGTATCGAAAATAGGTTTTAAACCACCAGCTATAAATTTAGCCTTCATTAATGATAAAATTCCAACTTCATTTAATTTATCAATAACTTCTTTTAATGTTTCATATAAACCAGTTCGTTGACCAATTATTATATCTTTGAATTGTTTAACAGTAGAAGTAGTAATATTATACTTATGGATCATATTCATAATATTAATAAATGGCATAAGTCCTTTACTTAATCCTACCATGACTAAACTAATATCTGCTATAGCTGCAGTACCAATAGCCATATTAAATCCATCTTTAAATGATGTTAATGCACCAACACCAACAATTATATCTTTGAATTCACTTAATACTTTTGTAACTAATTTACCACCCTATATAACATATTGTTTTTCTTTTACTAATAATTTAGAGAGTGCTACATATGGTGTTAATGCTTTAGTAACCCCCCATATAATTAATGAAATACCTGCAATAGTTGCACCACCTACTGCCATAACAACTGGAACAACTGGGTTAGAAACTAATGCTCCTACTCCTACCATTAATAATCCCCATGCGGTTAATATACCTGCAATCATTAAACCTCCTACAAGTATATTCATTTTATTATTAGCTGCTAATATAGATAATTTAATATATGGTGTTAATGCTTTTGTTAAAATCCATAATAAACCTCCAATACCTGCAATTACTAATCCACCTTTAATTAGTTCTGATGTACTTGTTTTAGACATTAATTTAGATACACCTATAACAATAAGTGACATACCAGCAATAATACCTTCTACTAATACACCACCTTTTAATGCATCTTTTCCTTTTTTACCTATAGGTATAAGATATTTTTGAGTAATGATAGAAACTGCCGCTAATAATGCAGTCATAACACCAAGAGAAATAATAGATTTACGAATATTATTTTCTTTTAGATAACGATTAACTGCAACTATAATTGCGCCCATACCTGCAATAATACCAAGAATCACCGTTCCACCTTTTGCTGCATTAACCCATTGTTTTCCTATTGGAATTAAATACTTATCAGTTATAAGAGTAATACCCCCAAATATTATGGTAATAGCGGCGAGTGCAATTACACCTTCTCTTAAATTATCTTTCTTTATTTTAGATAATCCAAGTACAACTAATGACATTATACTAATAATACTTAAAACTACTGCTCCACCTTTGGCTGCTAATTCCCACTACTTACCTATAGGTATTAATAATTTATCAGTTGTTAATGATATTATAACTAACATAATAGTTAATGCAGCCATGGTAATAGTTGCATGTTTTAAATCATTATCTTCTATTTTAGATAAACCGAATGTAATAAGACCCATTAAGCCTATAATACCTAAAACAACTACAGCCCCTTTTGCAGCTGGTTCCCATTGATCACCAAGTGGTGCAAGTATATACTATGCTGTTAATGCAACTATAACCAAAATTCCAGTTAATGCTATCATAGTCATATTTGCATTATGTAAAGATTTCTCGTCTATTTTAGATATAGCATAGGTTATAGCAACCATACCTAATATTATACCACCAACAACTAATGAACCTTTAAGTATATCTTCTGCATTATCTGCAATTTTAGGAAAAACTAATAGTGATACTAATGATACCACTGTTAATATGGCAGTTAACGCATACATAGTATTACGTGCCTATTCCATATTATCTTTATCTATCTTACTTAATAATACGGTTAAACCTACCATTACAGTAACAGTACCAACAACAATACCTAAACCTGTTAATATATTATTAACATCTGTATTTGCAACTATTAATGTAATTAAACCTATTGCAGCCGTTATTAATAAGACTGAAGTTGCGATAGTTTTAATACCGTCAATACCTGTTTCTAATGTTTTTTTATTAGTAGATAATAACAGTGCAATACCTGTCATTACTGTCGTTACTAATAATATAATTCCAACACTAACTATTAATGTTTGTTTATCTGCTAATTTGGTTATTAATGCCATTGAACCTATTGCAACTGTCATTAATAATACAGATTTACTAATGGTTTCAATGCCTTTTATACCTTCAGTTAAATGACCTTTATGTATAGATAATAATGTCGCTATACCTACCATACCCAATGTAATAACACCTATAATGCCCATAGATTTTATTATGGTTTCAGTAGGGAATAATGTTACTATTAATGATAATGCCGCGATAGAAGCAGTTATCTTTAATACAGTATTACTTAATTCTTTAAAGAATATACCAAGTGCTTTTATATCTTTATCACTATGTTTTTCAGTTATTTTTAATAACTAATTAACAAATTCATATATAGCTTTACCCGTACGTTTTCCAATGAAAACAGATCCCATTGCTAAACCTATCATCGCACTAACATTCATTTTAGATATGGCATCTGATAGTAAAACAAGAGTTTTTCCTTTTTGAACAGCATCTTTATCATTTGGTAAATTATTAATCAATATAGAAAAGAAATCTGATATTCTTTGTGCTGATTTTTTAGAAATCCCACTTGATAGTTTATCAGGTATTTCTTTTATTACTCCCATGAGTAAACTCATATTTGTAATAAATTCTTTTATATATTTCTAATTCTATGTCTATTCTCCAGTTAACTATATAGATTTTGTAAGATTAATAAGTTGTTTAGATAAATGATTTAATATCCCACTTCGTATAAAAATATATGAACGAGTAGTAAGGAAATCAATACCAGATAAAGCATGTAAAAATTGACTTACTGCAGATAATCCATTTGTCTAATTTTTATTAATAGATATGGTATTAATAGTACTTATAAGCTTTCCTAATGTTACATTAACTCTTTCTATTTTTTTAGTATCTACTTTATTTAAGTTATTAATACTGTTTATTATATCATTTAAGTTTGATATATTTTTATTACTCTAACTATTCTACTATGTACTATTTTGTAATTTTGAAGTGCCCATTAGAAGTTCAGTTGTACTGGGTACAGCAGTATTATTCTAACTTTGATTAGAATTATTGCGTTGTTTGGTTTTAATATTTTTAACTTCATTTAATATTTTATTTTGAAATGATCTCTATTCCTATATAACAATACCTAATGTAGTTAGAATATCATCTAATATATCGTTTGAACTTCTTTGTGCCATATTGTATATGTTTTTAAAATGAGCTTAAAATTTTAGTATTTTTGCCTTAAAAAGGCTATAAATCACTGCAAAAATTTGCGTTTTTGGACAATTATGAGTGATTTTTGAGGCAATTTTTTGAGTGAGTACTGGGTACTTGTATTTTTATCAAAAATGGTAGAATAAATATAATATGAATTATTATCCTCATCTTTTATAGTTGTTTCTTTCCATTTATCAAGAGGAGGAAGTTTATCAAATGTAATCATAGAATCAGTCTATGCTAAAGTAAAAGTATCTTTTTGTACTTTAGTTATTGCTTTAGGTTTTAGGCTGTAACCATAATGTGTTTCTTTATTATATTCACTTTTATTATTCGATGTAATATAATATATTCCTATACCACTACATATAATTAAAAATATTACAATAATAATAGTAAAATAACGGTGTTTCATAGTGTAAGATAATTCATTATTTCTTCATATATTTATTTTATGTAGACTTTTGACAGTTTTTACTATATAATTAATTAATATGTGGAGATATTATATAAAATGCTATAAAATAGACTTTTATCTTAATAGCTTTATATAATAATTAAATAAATTTTAAAACTTTAATGAAAACCATAGTATTAGACACAACGAGTAATATAGATGATGTAATATTAGATACACAGAAAGTATTTAATAATATGGTTCGTTATGCATATAATAGATTGGATGATAATGAAGGTTTAAAAGAGAAAGATTTAAGATCTGTTGTAAACAAAACATTTAATCAACCAAGTTGGTTAAGAGAATGTGCAACTAAAGATGCAATTTACTTATATAAATCAAATAAAGCAAAAGGTAATAGTAAGCCTGTAATTTTTGGTGGAATTAAGAATTTAATAAAATATTTACAAGGAAAGAAGTCTAAAGAACAATATAAATTAGATAAGTTGTTGCCTATAACATTGCAAGGCGAAAGTAGATATGGCAATAGGATGTTTAACTTTAATTTTAATGATAATAAATTAATTTATAAGCAAAACAGAAAACAACATTATGTCTTAACCTATAAACAACCTCGTAAAAATATTTTAAGAGATTTATTACGGTTACAAGAATTAGTCAAACAGCATAAAATTGCAATTACAGTTAAATTAAATGTAGTTACTAAGAAGTTATATATTATTTTTGATGAAAGTAAACTTGAATATGAGAAATATAGTGATTTAAAAAGTAACAGAATTATAGGTATAGACTTAAATCCAAATACAATTGGGTTATCTATATTAGAATTCAATAAAGAAAATTCAGAAAATTTCAAAGTTTTACACAAAGAAGTTATAGATACTTATAAACTAAATAGAAAAAATATAAGTAACCATAAAAGAAAATTTGAATTAATTGAAATTTGTTATCACATAGATAAATTACTTAAAACTTGGAAATGTAGTCGCATATGTTTAGAAGAGTTAAATATTAATAGTTCTAATAAACTGAAAGGTAAAGAGTTTAACAGGTTATGTAACAATGTGTGGTGTCGTAACTTAGTTATCAATAAGTTAAAGATACTAAGTAATATTCATGGTTATTTTATAACTGAAATTAATCCTGTATATAGTTCTTTTATAGGTAATATGCTATATGGTGCTGATGATACGCCAGATATGGTGGCATCAAGCATTGAAATTGCTCGTAGAGCATATAATAAATTTAAAACCGGACATTTCTATCCACCTATCCAAATTAGCCATTTAAATGAGCGATGGAAGCAAACATTAAGTGGTTTGAATAGTTGGAAAGAAATGTATGAGAAAGTTAAAAAATCTGGATTGAAATACAGGTTTCTGCTACTTGATTATGTCAAGAATGCAGTTTTCAGTAAAAATTATATAAAACAGTGTATAACTCTTTATATATTTTAATAATTTTATATAGTTTTTATATTTTGGTTTAAAATTATGCTTACAAGTAAGCTAATAGTTTACTATGGAGAAAAAAATTAAACCAATTGTATATTTAAAATTAAATTTTTTATAATGAAGCTAATTAGAAAATTCAAGAAAACTAGTAAAGCCTGTAGAATACACAGTGTAAATAGGGTTTTTACGGTTTCTATTGTAGCAGTCTTAATTATGTGTGTAACTGCACTTAATTTAAGTACAACGACTGCCTTTGCAGCAAAGACTAATAATCCAGGTCAACCTGTTGTGAAGCTCAAAACAAAGACAGCGCAATCTAAATCAGCTGTAAGTATTACAGCACAACAAAAGAATGTTCATTATGCTTATAAGATTATTTCTTATAGAGATTCAGTTAAGAAAATGAAGCATTCTTTAATTTCAGAAGTTCATTCTTATATTACTAAAAATGCAAAGAAAAATAAAATGTCGGCAACATACATTGTGAATAAATGTATTGATAAAAGATTTGATATTTCTTTACTTCTGAGCCAAGCCCATTTAGAAAGTCACTTTGGTGATAATATGAAGGGTAATTCATGTTTTGGTATGAAAGGTAAAGGTTTTATAAATACTAATCATGCAGTAGATGAATATATTAAGTTAATGCAAACTAAATATATTATAACTCGTACACCAGAACAATTAATTGCATCTAATTTTAATATTGAAGGTTCATCTAAATATCGATATGCTGGACCTGGTTATGGTAATAGAATTAAAAGTATTCGTAAAAATATTATTAACACTACAAGAATACATCAATTATTCTATTCTATTCAAAATATGAATGCTCAAATTGCAATGCTTGAAAATAGATATAAATATTTGGGTAATGACTATAACATAATTACTTAAATTATATAAGTATATATTTAAACTTTATACGGAAATTCAGTTATAATTATAAATTGGATTTCCGTATCTTATTATATATGGCTAAGAAAACTGAAAGTAATATATCGCCCAAAGCTAAAATGTTAGGCCCATATGATATTATAAAATTAATGTTCACCGATGTACAAGGGTTTGATAAATTAAGTGATATTATCTTGGAACGAAATAGTTTTATGATTAATCGCATATTTGCAATTCAATTTCCCGCACATGCTCAAATATTTAATACGATGGGTATGAAAGGAAGTAATACAGTTAAGGCATGGAGAATATTTGGGCTTCATACTTTTGGAGGTGGTAGAGTTCCATCTTTTGTATATACTAAAGGAGCAAAATCAACAACTACTAAAAAAACTGAAAAACAATTATATACAAAAGATGAAATAAATCAATATTGTGAACATTATAATATTAGTCATAAAGATTTTGAGGAAATGCAAGAGTTTATTCCAGATATATTAAATGATAAAATGACTACACTAATTAATCAAACTACAAATGATGGGATAAAACAACAATTTACTATAGAAAATAAAAAGAAATAAAGCAATGAGATTATATAGTGCAAATATAATAGCAGATATTAAAAAAGCTATTAAAAATAAAAAATGTAAATTAACTCGTACTACATCATATGATACGGTGTATTCAGGTAATGCATTATATTCAGCTGGTGTAAGAGTAGAATTTAAAAAATATAGTGATGGTAAACGTGATGCTATCATTATTACACATGATCATAATATTAATACAGAATATATACAAGAATGGAAAGAATGTTCCTCACATAAATTTTTATTTAAAGATTGGAAGAGAGAGCAGAAAGATGTATATAGTAAAATGATTTATTACCATATTGTATATATTAATGAAGCTGGTCAATCTATATCAGGTATTATTCGTTATCTATATGAATTAAATACTGATATGCAAGATGGTGATTATGAAACATATGTAAAGCGTTATGGTGATATTAAAATAAATGATGATTATTTCACAATTATTAAATTATGGCCTTCAAATAATACATTTGAAAGCACATGTGAATTAAGTATAGGTACAGATGTAGATTATAAATCTAATTATTCACCTGAAGAATTTGAAAGTATATATAGCCATGAAGATGATGTAACTAGTGAATTATATCAAAATAAAGATGACGAAGATACTGAAGAAGATACAGTTTCAAATGAATTATTTTAAAAGAAATTTAAAATTAAAATATGTCAATAAAAAATATATCTGCATTGGCAGATAAATCAATATACTATATTAATAAATTTTTAAGTAATTGTACAATAGAGGAAAAAATAGATAGTCACTATATGTACTTTACTATAGAAGGAAAAGATAAATTAAGATTTTATAAGGGTAATAATAAAGAAATTAGTAGAGTAGATTTAATTATTAATAGTATGTGGAACCAATTTATATTAGATTGGACATATATTATGTATAAAAATTCAGAATGGTTTAATAATCATATAGGTTATAAATTCTATATGTTTTATATACCTAATAATAAACCATTATCTACTACATATAATATAGATAAACCTACATATATAATAGATAGAATTTTATTTAAAAGTAAAATGCAATCTATTAAAGAGATTATTAATGAACTCGATATTAATAATAATTCTTATAATATTTTTATAAAGACTTATCTTAAGAGAAAGAAAATTAATAATATAGATAATATAGCATCCTCTGAAGACCTAATTAATATAAGTAGGAATTTATTATTAAAAAATAATAGTATTTTAGCAGTTAATAATAAACCAGAAGGTTATATATATAGGTGGAATAATTATACATATCAAGATGTTTTAAATAACCATGATAAAACACATATTGAAGTTGAACGTACATCATATGAATTTGTATTATGTGATTTTTTAAAATTCATAAAGTCCATAAATTATATGGAATATGTAGCACCTAAATATGTAAAGGCAGTATGCAATTTATTTAATATGTATATAATAAATTCAGAATCTGTTACTAATACAGTTTCAAAAAATGTAAACATAGATGCATTAGATCCGCCTATATACGGTCATTCTTTTGATATGACTACTACGTATATACCAGATGCCATTACCCGTCAATTTGTAGAAACAAATGAATTATACAGTAAAATATTTAAAATTTTATTGGTTAATCTGAGTAAAAGAAAATACCTTAAGCATTGTATATATATGAATAAACAACAAGTGGACCAGTGGAATGCATTAGTTGGCTATCTGGAGTTGGTTACAAAATATGAATAAATTATAAAAGGAAATTACAATTATAGTAATTTCCTTTATTCTTTTTAATCTAAGTATTTTTTAAGCTTCTGTACTATTGGTTTTACATCAAAATTATTTATATCTTTAATAGGGGTTTTAGTAATTTTAAGGAATGCCCTAATTAATGTATTAAAGAAATCTATTACACTATCCATAGTTTGTAATACTATATCAGTTTCAAGGGGTTCTCCTCTAAATACAAATAAATTCCTTTTATATGAAGCATTTACTAAATTAGCTATTGTACTTATATCATCATTAGTTATATTCTTTTTATTAATACTGCAGATTTTTTGGAAATCAGACATACTTAGTCGTAATGCAGATAAAGGTATAGGTGCGAATGTTCCCATACTACCATTTTTAACAAGTTTATTATATACTACCTTACCAAGAACATTTGAAATAAATTGATTACGTGAATCTTTTTCTTTTTCATATTTTTTAGTAGATGATGCAATTTTCTTCATTACTTCATCCATTTGTTCTGTACTTGATATATATTGTTCAATAAGTTGTTTAACTAATTTACTCATTTTCCTTAAAACACAATAGTTTAATTATTTATTTTATAAATAAGTAAGATAATTTATGGGTGTTTAATAATAATCATACTGAGTAAAGCATGTAGTTCCGGAACCTACTTACATATGAACTATTAAATTACCATATAATTAATTAAGCATAAATGGAAATCGAAACCATTTATGCCTTTTTATTTTCATAAATATAGTAAATTATAAAATAATAGGATGCCTAATTTAAGTTTAAAAATATTTAATTATCTAAAGTTTAAAGAAGGAGTTAAAAATGTTGCATACGTAATACCAGGTGAAGGTTATCCAACAGTGGGTATCGGACATCATGCAAGGGATTTAGTAGCAGGAAGATTTTATTCTGATGCTTAGATATGTCAATTTTTTAGGCAAGATCATAATTATTTTAAGAACAATGTTTTAAAGTATTGGCATCCACCTATGACATAGTAGATGTTTGATGCTTTATATCTGGTTGCTTATGGCCATGGCTCTGTACCGCCTGCATTAGGTAATTTAGTAAGTAATAATTTTGGAAATAGATCTGCTGTCACTGCAATGTGGTCAAATATTGCAATTAATGCGAGATATGCATCAGCTCACAGATAGAGAAGACAAGAAGAACTTTCTATATTTTATGGTCCTGATACTGGTCCTGAAATGGATTTAAATAATATTTCATTAGGTGCTGGCCGTAATATAGCTTTAAGTCCAGATGGTTCTGATTATGGTGCTGGAGGATTTGGTGGAGGTATGTTTGGAGGTATAGGAGGTACATTCAATTTTACTGGTCCAACTGTTACTACAAGTGCACCATCAGTTTTAGCTAAATCTAATTCTAATATATATTCTCGTATAACAGCATCTGATAAGAAAAATAATATAAAACATACTCGTATATATAAGTATTCTGAACCTACTATTAAATTAGATGAATTATCATTACCATTAAATGGTTAGAATACTCGTATAGATCCATCTACAAAATAGCATGTAAAAGAAAAAGATAATACTGTTGAAAATTATAGTGATAAAGATAAAAAGGTTAGTGCTACAGGTGAAAAGAAAAAGACAGTAAATAGTAAATCTAAAAATAAAAAATATGGTGGACCAGGCGATGATAATAGTAATGCTGATGTTGAAACAAATAATGTAACAGAAGATGTAACTATTAATCAAGAAGATACTGAAACTTTTGCTGGTTCTGAAACACCTTCTAATAATTCTGGAGATGCTGGAGGTCATGATATAGAAATGCAAGAAAGTTCTAATCCTCGTGGTTATCGTCATACAGACTTTAAAAAAGCGGCAGGTTAGTCATTCCCTATTATACGTATTAATGATTATTATGTAGCATCATCTGAAATAATGTCATTTGAGATAGAAACTATTGGTTTTATTCCAGTATGTAGACTTACTATAAAAAGTGCAAATAATCATTTATTAAAGAATGATACTATTAAAGAAGGTGATAAAATGGCGGTATTCTGTGCACCTGGCCATGGTATGATAAAATCTTTAAGATGTGATTTCCTTATTACATAGGTACACCATACTGATATTGCATAGAATAATATTAATTAGCCTTATACTTTTGATATTACAGGAGAATTATATATACCAAATCTTTATAATTCTAATATGTCATTTGCATTTTCTGGAACAAGTAGAGATGCCGTTATAGATGCAGCATCTAAAACAGGTTTAGGTTTTTTCTTCTGTGATGATGAAAATACAGACGATGCATAGATGTGGTATTGTACAACAGAAGGGGGAGAAGCTGCTCAATAGATGTAGAATGCACCACAATCTAATCTTATGAATTATATATAGTATGTTACACAACATGCATGGAAGAATTTTGATTCTTTCTATGATTCATGGATAGATCCACGTTATGGACTTTCATTTATTAATGTTAATAAAATGTTAGGAGAAAAAGGTATGGATGAAACCTTTGATGTAACCATATTTAATAGTATGTTCAACGCAACAAAGGGTGTAGACGGCGCTAATATAGATGATTCAAATTCAGAGAAACGTAAAAATCCAACACCTCAAATTAAATTAATTAATAATATCCCAACTGATAATGAAGCAGGAACTGCCTATTATGCAGAATCATTTAAGGAAATAAATTAGGCTGCAAGTATATCAAGGGAGATTGGTGTTACTACTACTATTGATTATACTGTAGATAATCAAGTTATAGATCCTTCAAGTAATCAAGTATCAGTTAAATTTTCAATACCATATAATAAAGATAAGTATCCTAATGGAGGATTTTATATTATGATTGGTCCGGGTTAGAATGAATCTTATAATCAAGCTGATAATGGTTCTTATGTAGATTAGTCTGCAAAGGTATATGGTGGTGTTACTACTGATATGCAAGCAGATTCCGATGGTGAATTAATTACAGAAACCGGTTCTAATGAAATGGCATCTGGAAATGTAAATAAATTCTTCGATGTAGCTTATGAGCATAATAGAATTAATAATTTATAGTTACAAAAGAAATTAGTTAAAGTAGTATTAAATGGTGCGAACTTTACTATTATGCGCGGTGAAAAAATCCCAACGTTATTCATAGATAATAATAAACTAACTACTTTAATGGGTACTGAGAAAATAGATCCACAAACAAATAAACCTGCAGAATCTCCTAAGTTAAGACAAGCTCGATTATTAAATGCGTGTGTATTTACAAATCTATCTGGTTGGTTTATTATTTCTGGTATTACATGGAGATATAATGCACAAGTAACTAATGGTATGACGGCATGGTCTACAGAATTAATATTAACTCGTAGAGAATGGCCAAGACCTGGTTATATTAATGTTACAACTACAGAAAAAGATATTTTAGATATTAATGTATCGGCTGGAACTCATGTAGATTCGAAACAAGTTGGTATTTCAAATCCACAATCACCAAAAAAAGAAAGTGAAAAAACTATAGAAAAAGATAAAGTCGATTAGCATGATAAAGTACAAGGAACTGTACCATTAACAGGGGTTAAAGATTATTTAAAAGAATTATATCATTTAATTGAAAAACAAGTAGGTGCAAATGGCGTAAGACTTGTAGGTGCACGTCGATATGCAGCAGATAAAGATAATAAGCGTGTAAATGGAAATGCTTATATACATACATTAAATGGTTATAAATGTATAGATGCATTGGGTAATGTAATGTATTTTGAATCAAATAATTCACGCCATTTATACGGTGAAGCAATCGATATTATTAATGGAACAGGTATTTCATTTGATGATTTATTAAAGAAACATTTATTAATAAATGGTGATATTCTTAAAATAATGTATGATAATGGTTTAAGTTGTTATATAGAAACCTCAGTAGATGATACAGGTACTACTTCAAGACATTATCATATTGGCACAGACTCTGTAAAATAGAGTTCGTGGTGGTCAGCTGTACAAGCATTAAATGGAGGATCTAATATTATAACTACATCGACTACCCGTTTTAATTTAACTAATTATATGACAAATAATAATAAAGCAGATAAAGAATATTAGTTAACTGATACCATAGAAGTATAGTAAAATAAAAGAGAGTGATTTTTTAATTATCACTCTCTTTTTCTATTTTATGACCTAAACGTGGTCTTGCTTTATTATCTACTATTCTCACTCTTTCTACATTATCCCTTTCATCATTGGTGATTTCTGTTGCTGAATTTCTTTTACTTTTTTCTATAGTAGTAGTAATAAGTACAGTATCATCCAGTGCATTTCTTAAACTTTCATCTAATGTAATTAAACCTTTATATGACATCTTACGAACTTCTTGCTCCGGAATACCAGCTAATATAGCATTCTATTTTATTCTTTCTACCTATTCAACTGGCATAATGATATTATCACCTTGTTCCCTTTCTGTATTATCTAATTTATTCATAGGAACGGGTTCAATTATTCGTACTTGATTTAATGTCTATTGTTTTAATTCACTTTGTAATTTACTTATTGTTGTATGTAAATGCTCTTTAATCTCACCATTTTCATCTATTAATGCTTTTGCAGAAATAATAGCTTCCAAATTTTTATCATTTTTATATTTTTCATCATTTACATCAATCTATTGTAATTTACCACTATCTAATAACTATTGCCTTGTAGTATCTTCAATTTCCTTTGTTTCCTAATCTATTTGATTAAACATATCAGAAGGTTTAGAAACTGTTTGCATAATAGTTTTTATTAATTCCTAACGGTTGAGGGCTGTGACTTTAGTTTTCTCTTTATATTCAGGACCTAATAAATTATAATCATGTAATTCTCTTTCCTTCTATGGCATATCCATGATATTATGCATATCTGAATTTCTCTAAGTTTGGTCAACCGAAACGGGTTGAGAATTTTTAATAGTTCGTGGTTTATCAGGAACATTTAATGGTACATGTTCTTTAATTTCCCTTTCTTCTTGATTAACATTTTCAAGGATATTCTATTTCTAAGTTCGTTGTGTCTAATCAACTACATTAAATTGTTTAACTGAACCATCACGCTCATCCTATAATGAATAGTCTAAAGTACTATCTGCTATAGTTCTCTATTTCTAATCAACCTAATTTAAACTACTATTTGGAATATTTCTAAGGTTCTAATTAGTTTCAACTAACTAAAATTCTCCTTGTTTTCGTTCATCATCAAATTTATTATAAGGAATTTCATTTTTAATAGTTCTTTCAATATATGATGTATTTTCTATATCATGTTCTTTTATAATTCTACCATCTATTGAAGTATTCTATATATCCTTATTGAATGTTCTCTATGTATTATCAATCTATGTAATATTTTGTTTAGATAATAACCTTTCCTTTGGTATATCTGTAGTTATTTCATTTTTAATATTACGTGGATTTTCTTGTATAGTAGATATATTATTGTCTATAGATCTCTATGACATATCTGGGGTATTTAATGAAATATCTTTAATAGTACGAGGTTTATTATCCATATATGGGATAGATGCATTATATACACGTGGTTCGTCCAACAATGTTTCTTCTATTTTACTTTCTGGTAACACTCGTGGTTTAATTACATTATATGCCATATCTTTTACTCGTGGAGCAGAAGTACTGTCTAACTATGCCATATCAGGAGTATGTAATTCTCTGTCTTTATCCATCATATTCATAGCAGATGTATCTTTAATAGTTCTACCAGTATTAGATAAATTTGGCATATCTTTACCATCTATTACTACATGTTCATTAATATCATCATAATTTGTAGCCCATGAACGGTCATGTTCTGTTAAATATTCAGAATCTATTTTACCAGCATTAATAGAGGTATTAATCATTCGGTTTTTTAATTCTGGACTATTTAATTTACCTTTAAATGGTTTATGAGGATTTAAATCATATTCCTAACCTATATTATTGGTACTTTGTATAGCTTTAGAAACATATTCAGATTTATCTGATATTTTAGTTTTAATTTCAAATGGTTTATCAGAACCTTTTGATACAGTATTACCAGATAGTGTTTCACTATCTATCCCATTCCATGTCCATGGTGATTTATGTCTTACATTAGTACCTTTATATTGATTAATATCTCTAAAATCATTTCCTTTAACATTACCATTCTCATCATATTCCACTGTAGCCCATGATTCATCACCTCCTGTTAGTGCAGATGAATCTATACTTTGTATACCTACTGAAGTATCATGTAATTCAGTAGATTTTGAACTATAATTGGTATATTCAGGCTTTAATAAATTCTTATCTGTACTTAGTGTAGTATTTCGACCTTTATCTACTAAACTATCCATATCATGTATACTTCTTGCATTTTCTATAGCAGTAGTAAAATAATCATGAGCAGGTGAACCATTATAATCTATGTAATATAATAAGTTATTATAAACTGCAGATTCTCCATTATCATAAGGTAATGAAGTTCTAATCTATGTGGTACGAGCTGTAATTAATTTCCATAAGTTCTTCAGAAATTTACCATTCCTCCAATAATTCTAACCTACTACCGTAGCTTCATGCCACCAGGCTGCATGTGCAGGTACATTAGATAAATTACCAGTCTACAGCGCATTTAATATTTCTGTATTGGTTTTATTTGCATCTGGTGCACTTGCTTGTATAGTATCTACAAATGGACTTCCTCCTTTAGTCTATGCTGCCCATCCCATTTGACTTGACCAATATTGTATAACTCTGCCTGCTATTTCAGTACGAGATAAACCAAATGAAAATCTACCAAGTACAGATTTATGCATATCTTCATTTTCAAGAAGAATACTTTTATTTAAATAATGTTTTCTTCTACTATTAAGTGTCTCACTTTCAGTAGTAGATGTTAAACCAGATTTAGCATTTTCTCTATCAAATGCATCTATTAAATCATATATCATTAAATTACCATATAATGCATCATTTAAAAGACCATTACGATAAAATGTATTAACATTCTTAACTTTGATTTTTATTGTAGTCTTTTCTTCTGGAGTAGTAAATCCAGCATCATAAGTATTACTAAAATGATTTTCTATAACAAATTCACATGGTGCACATTCAAAAGCATATACGGGAATATCTCTATTCAAGATTTCATCTCTTGACATATATAAGTAATTTGCATTATCTATATCATTAGAATAACTACTATAAGAATTTCCTGTAGCATAATTAGTAGTAAATGCATCTTTAATACTATTACCAAAGTCATGTAATAAATTCTTCCATGTATTTTTATCCATTAAATTTTTATCATACTAACTTTGATAACCTCCACTATACAAGTCACCATTACCAGTTGCTTGAAGATTATTCATATTCATACCAGTATGGAATATTCTACGTTCATATACATAAATTATCATCTTAAATTCACGCATATTTTCTGGTAAAACCCAACGTTGCCATACATCATCCCATGCAGCTTTTCTATATAATTCCATTAAGGTTTTCATTTTCATTGCTAAACCTTCAATGCATTCAATAGAAATTGTAGCATCCTTTAAACGCATACCAGATTGATTATTAAATGAAGATAATGTATCCAGCCCTTGTATATTCTGAAATATATATGGGGTATCATGTTGAATTTCATATAAACCTGTAACAAACATATCTAAATACTATGCTCGCGTATCTTCGTTACGATTTAACAAATAATTATATGCACTGTAATAACGTTGTAAGTTAAAGCTATAATGATTATAACCATTTAGATTTTCAGGCATCTTATGTAAATCTAAAAGGCCCATTGGTAATACATCATAATTAGAATGAAGTGCATTTAATATAGTACCAGATTCAGAAATACCAGCAAATGTAGTCTTATCTAAAACTGAAGCACCCCAATCACCAAATTCAACACGGAATGTGAGATATGTAGGATCTTCATAACCATCTTTAAATACTTGTGATTGTGTACTAACATACTGAGAAGTATTACCATATAACCATCTCATTTTAATAGGGTCAAACACAGCACCAGCACTTGATAACTTCTTACCAGTGATTAATTTAGTAGTATTCTATTCTTGATTATGATTTTGTACTTCTTTCTTAGATATATTTCCCATATATAATAATGTAAAATTACTTCTCTATATTTACTTGTTTTGCAAAATATAGTTAAATACGGAAAAAATATGAAGAAATATTTTTTTGTTTCAAATATTACCTATATCTTTGCATTGTAATTAAGAAACAAATATTATAAACAACAAATAAAATTTAAGAATTATGGCAACAATTAAGAACAACAACAGCGCAATCTTTTCACTTGCAAACAAGTTAGTAAAGACAATGAAATTGAATCGTAAGGAAGCATATGCAGAGGCTACGCGTCAGTTGAGTGCACCTGCAGTAGAAGCAAAGTCAGTAACTACAATGGCTGAATTTACAAAGTTGTTGAAAAAGAACCGTGTTAAGTTCTCTTATGTAAATTCGAAGGGACGTGAGATTACTACGACAGGTACAACAAATCCTTCCCTCATTACCAAGACCTATGTAGTAAAGGGTCGCAAAACTACAAGTGCTGAGAATACTGTAGTATTCTTCGACGTTCGCCACGGTATTTACCGCCCGGTAAATGTAGAGAAGATTACAAAAATCTTCTAAAAAAGTAGACAAACTAAAATATAACTTATATAAAAGGTAAGAAGATGATTTAAGAAGAAGTAAATAAGTGATTGCACGGTGGTTCAATCTTTGTATAAAAGGGCTAATATGAAAAACATGTACGGGAAATAATTTAAACAACTCATTCATTTTACGTTTAAATTATTTCCCGTTTTTATTATACTTGAAATCCTAATTGAGAACCCATTGCAGCTAAAACAACTCTACTTGTTAATAAACTACCTAATGTACCGCGTTCATCAATTCCTAATACTTTACATACAGCTTTCATTATAGATGGACCTATCGTTGCACCTGCAGCCATTCCAACAAGTGAGCTGAATATTCCTTCATCAAGTACTTCACCTATTTCTTTACCTTCTAATTTTGCAACTTCTGCAGATTCTACTATATAGTTATATAACTTTTTAGAATCCATTATTTGTTTAGGTGTATACTATGTAAGGTCTAATCCTTCATATAAAGTATTATTATCACTTTTTATTTGTATACTTGTAGACATAATGCTATTTTGTTATTAATATATTTAAAGTTTAATTATATAAAATTATGAGTAAAGAAAATATTTTAGTTATTATTGTATTTTTAATTTTCCTTTCAATTTTTATATATGGAGGATTTATGTTATTTTCTTAAAGTGTAGTAGTCCATGATTCAAAACATTTCTCATTAAAATCATGATATGATATTTCGGCATATCCATTTTTCCCCCATGTTACACCCCATGAATTTCGAATAATAAAGCCTGTTGGGGTATATCCTACAATCATTACACAGTGACCGCCGCAATATCTACCACGTTCTTGCCAGAATTCTGTGCTATCATTATCATAACATGGAAAACCAGCAGCGACTGGGCCAAACATAAATAAAGATCGTTGTAACATTAAGCTTGAATTTATTTTAGCATAATTATCAATCTTAATAGTATTTAAACCACGTTTTTTAAGTATTTGCATTCCTTCTTTAATAGACATACCTTCAGAACCTTTATTAGAACGCATAGAATATAATTCATCTATAGAGAAGTTATTACATTTATTAGAAATACCTTTACTTGCATTATAATAAAAATCTAAAATACCGGTTAATGTTTGGCATACACATGTCTATGTATTTCCTTGATCTCTAACAGGAGGCATTAATTTTTCCCATGTAAAGGTATCAGGTAATTCAACAGTATCTTCAATATTTAATATAATTTCTGTTCCGTCTATATGAGATGGTTCACAACCTGTATATAACATAATGTAATAGCAAATAGTTTTTATATTTATTATTATGCTTCAGGTGTTTCACCACCTGTATCGAAACCACCCATGTCATCTGTACCAGTGTCCATACCCATATCAGAACCCATATCCATGTCCATATTATCAGTATCCATATCGAAACCACCCATGTCATCTGTTCCCATATCTATGTCCATATTATCAGAACCCATATCATCAAATCCTCCGGTATCGAAACCACCCATATCACCACCTCCACCACCAGCAGGTGCATTATTATTTTGCAATGAAGCTGTTTTGTTCAAACTTTTTTTCATTAATTTCTGAAGATTTATTTGTGCAATAACTTCTTGTTCTTTATATGCATTATTTAATTTAATATCTTCATCAGTTAAACCTAAATATTCTTTAATTAAGAAATTAATAGCAAATACTGGTTTTTGCTATGCATCCTATAATCCATATAATGTTTGAACTGTATTAGCACCAGCTTCTACAATAGCACGTCGTTTTGCTAATGTAAATAAGTTTTCATCATTATATACAATTCCTAAACATTGTCTTAAATAATCTACATATGATAATTCAGGATGTTTAAGGCATAACTATATATAAACCGGTTTTAATAATATTTCTTTATATACAGATTGTATTCTTTGTATAAATCGATTAAACGCATATTCTTCACGGGTAATACTTGCATCTAATGCTATATTATTAGAAGGAGGAGACGAAATATTAAGTGTAAATCTATTTGCAGGTACTTGTGATTCTAATATGAATTTTCTCCAATAATATTGAAGAGAATCTGTAGTATTCATATCATAGCCCTCTGTAGATATTTCTTCTATTGTTGGTGTAGAACCTTCTCTATCTGCGAATACATATGTTTTCTGCCATGAAAATTTAGGTTGACCATTTATAACTACTTCTCCTGATGTATCATCTATTGTAACTTCTTCATTATAATCTGCAATCATTTCAGATACACGTTGACGTGCTTTAGATTCAGATACACCCCCAACAGGAACAGTAATTTTCATTCGTTTCTATGAATTCTGAATATTCCATATTAAATGAGAATTTTCTAATTGTCTTAACATGTTATAAGAACGTGTTAAACCTTCTAAATATGATATACGAGTATTAGACTAAAAATTAGAAGTAGTCCATGATATATAAATGATATTAGAATCTGGTATAATATGTTCACGTGATGCATCTCCTCTATATTGGTACCAAACTTGAACTTCTTTACCATTTACGATATGTATATCAGGTTCAAGTGTACAAGGATCTAATTCTTTAAAACATATAATAGAAGTAGGTTGATTATTTTCATTATAGTCAAAAATAATTTCAAAAGCTAAATAACCATCAATTAAGAATTTTCTAAAATAATTCCATGCATCATTAGTTTTATCCCAGCCAAAGCATGAATAAACAGTATCAAAGGAAATCTAACAATCTCTTATTAAATCATCTGCTGCATTTTTAGTTTTTTCATCTTTATAATCTTTATTGATATTCATCTTTAAGCGATCAATATCTAAATGTGCAAAATACCCATTGTTATCATTAACTATGGCTTCATTTGATATAGTATCTAATATAAATGAAATTTCATTGCTCTATGCAAACTATCTAAGGTAATCACGTCTTTCTCTATAACTTAAATCGAAAAAAGCATAAGAAGAAGATTGATTTTTAGTAATATCACGATAATTACTAAAACGAGATTCATAAGGTCCAACATTCATATATGAATCCATTGCACCAGATTCATAATCTGTCTATGTTACACCTAATGATTGTGAAGACTATATTATATTTTCTGCTGTATTAATTCCAAGTGAAGACAAGTTAAGTAATGTATTAACTTTATTATGTTCTCTCTTTCCGGGATTAAATGAACGAATTATATACTTCTTTGCCATTAATTAATTATAAAGTCTTTTTCTCAATTAGTTTATTTATTAAATAAAAAAATAGTTACCCTAAAACGAGTAACTTTCTTCTAACATCCATAAGGAATTGTGCCATTTGCACAATCCTTCATCTCAAGTTTTAAAATAAGTTTTTACATGTGTTTAATCAGGCTATTACAGTGGAATTTTATCATACCCATACTAACCCGTTATCCCAAAGTGGTTTATATAACTTTGTATTCTGTTCTACATAAAAATTCCATGCCTTAATAAAAATATTTGTAACTCTCTTCATAATATAAATTGTTAATTTTAATTTTGTGTTAAATACTTATCACATTAAGTATTCTAAATATTTATATATAAGAACATAAAAAATGCCTATTTTTAAGGAACTTTTTTATATAAATAGCTGATTTACTGACATTTATCAGTACAACTGATTTATATCAATATAGATATAAAATGTAAGAATTACATAATCCTTATTAACTAAAAATAAATAGAAAAATAAAAGTAATTACTGATAATAACTAAGTGGTATTAAATAATTTATCATAGCAATTTGCAATATGGTTACAACCAAATACATTTTATCCGGAAGTTAATAAACTATGGAAGCCATATGTTAAAAGAATGTTCTTACCATACTTAACATTAGAAGATTTCTTTAATTCTTAGATTACATAGATAAGTTTTCCTTCTATTAATACATAGACAGTTAATCAAAGAAATTAGAACTATCCTTTAACTAAAAGAGGAGGTTTATAGTTAGATCAATCTATGGAAAAAACTTTAACATTAACCATAAAATTATCGTAGAGCTATATAACATATTTTATGGTTAGACAATAGTTTGAAGAATATTTGAAATTTGGTGAAGGTTTGAAAGAATTATATATGCCTCCAATATCAGTTACTATATTAGATGATGATGGATTTGAAACTGTAACATATTCATATAATCAATTAACGCCAACAGGTTTAAGTGATTTTGACCTTAGTTATGCAGCTCGTCCGGGCTCATTTAATACCTTTACTTGGACATTCTCTTATAATTACTTTGATATTTGGTATCGTGACAATACAGGAGAAAGAAAGGCCCTTACAACAGGTTTAAATACTGGTTATTTAAATGATCCAGGCATGATAGATATGTCAAAGGTTCCAGAGTATCAAGGAGCAATAAGTAGACAATTAAATTTAAAAAATAATTCATTATAATTATGTGCGATTTTGGTGGAATGAATGGTGGTGGTTTTAGCACCCCTTTTAATACAATAGGAATAGGTGATCCAACACCTGCAGGAACCGATAATATAGGTTCTGGTGATATATATGCTTCACTTAATAAAAAACCTGCAAAGAAAAAAGAAGTAAACTATGGTGAACAGTTGCCATATATAGTAAAAGCAAAGGGATGAAACTTAAATGTTTCATCCCTTTATATTTTAATTTAAATCAATTTTGAAATATTCTTTAACTTTATCACATTCATTTTTTAATGCTAAAATTTTATTCTAAATATCTTTTTTATTTTCAATATCATTTACAGTAATCACGTATTTTAATTGACTTAACCAATCATATATATACATTAATTCAGTTCTAACATTTCTATATAAGGTATTATTAGCATCTTCATATATTTTAGGATTTTCCATAACATCCTAAAAATTTAAATTTCCATTATTATTGTAAAATTTACAAATATCAGCAATAAGTTCAAAATGCTGTTTATCTATTACAGTATCTAATAAATTAGTAATTATATCTGCATTCTATATTAAAGTATCTTTATCATATGAAATCCCTTTATGTACATCATTAATAGCATTATAAAAAATATTCTATAATCTTATAACTTGAGTATTAACCTTCATTAACATACCTAATTTAGTATTAGGATTATTAAGAAATCTATAAAGCTTTAATAATTTCTATCTATGATATATTATATTCTTTAAGTTATCCTAATAATCATTTAAATATGCTTTATATTCAGTTCTATTTAACTACTACTTTTTAAATTTATACATAATAGGATTTTCTAAAACACTTACATATATATCACAATCATCAGGATTTAAAAAATCTTTATGCTTTGCAATCACTACATTTAATGACTCTGTATAAAATAAGTAGTATGCTTTATGAAATACATACAATGCTTTTACAGGTTCATATAAAATATGTAAGAATTCATTTATTGTATTATAATCTGGTAACTATTCAGTAGTATTATATACTATATCATTATACATTTTTTCAAATGCTACAGTATCTATATTATCTTTATTAAATGGCACGCCATCACATAATTTTATAGCCCCAAGTAAAGTTGTATCTTTACCAAATATTATAGTATTTAATTTTCTATTATATATTATAAACAATTTATGTACGTTTTTATACTATGGCTTTGTTAATTCTCTATAAGAATCAAGCTTAATGAAATCTAAATCACTTACAGGTGTTTCTAAAAATTCTGAACATGATGTTTGTAAATATGACCATAAATTTTTATGTAAAATACTTTTATCATTTTGAATAGTACCTATAGATCTTGCTGAATTTGGTACATATCTATTCTGAACTTCTGTAATATTATTAACATCCCCATACATTTCAAACATTGTATTGTAATATTGTGGATCATGCTCTTTATAATATTTAAGGGTTTTAAATTTTTCCTATATATAATCTATGCAAGGCTCAGCAAAATCATATAACTTATCTGTATATGCTTTATCCTCATCAACAACATCTTTAATAAATTTATTATAAGTTAAAAATTTTCTATTTAACTCCTATAATATATTTGACTTATATGCTTCATTCAAATGCTTCATAACCTATTTATTAAAAAAATCAGACATTTGTTTCACAACTAATGCCTGATTAAACACAAAAACTAACAATTTTAAAACTATGTTTATATAATTAAATTTTTAATTAATTATCAACAGTATGTTAAAACTCAAACAAATTTACACTTTGTTCTTTATTAACTTCTTGCTTCAACCTATCATTACTTTTTAGTACATTTATTATCTCTAATAAATCAGTCATCCATAGTTGGATAGTCCACAAGCGTAAATTCGGTTGTACTGCAACCTATTATTTTTAAAGTTTATAATATATTAATGGTTTCAATCCGTTACACTCATCTTATTTACTTCATCTAAGAAATCTAAATATTCCTGTTCATTCTGTAAATTATGTGAATGTATTAAATTTATCGTGGTTCTTAAAATTTTCAAATTATCATCTAATAACTCTATCATTAAATTCTTTGTCATCCTTTAATTAAAACAAATATATTTTGTTGCCTCGCCAGGATTCGAACCCGGATTGACGCCCTCAGAAGGCTACAGATTTAGAGTCTGCCGTAATAACCATTATACTACAAGGCAATTTTTAATTTTTATTTATATATTGTAACGTATTTTCACAAAATAGTTTATAAAATATAAAAATTATATAAAACTATTAAAAAGTATATAAAGTTACTTTTTGTTTTATATAAATTTTACTAAAAACTGCATTCTATATATAATCAAGTAGCAGAAATCGATATTTCCATTTCAATTTTTTAACTTCATTGAACATTTCTTTCCAATTATTCAAACCATCTAATGTTTGCTTCCATTGCTCATTTAAATGGTTAAGTTGAATAGGTGGATAAAAATGTCCTTTTTTAAATTTATTATATGCACGACGTGCAACTTCAATGCTTGAAGCAACCATATCAGGTGTATTTTCATTACCATATAAAATATTACCTATAAACGAACTATATGCTGGATTCACTTCAGTTATAAAATATCCATGCATTGTACTTAACATCTTTAACTTATTGATAACTAAGTTTCGACACCATACATTATTACATAATCTATTAAATGTTTTACCTCTTTGTTTATCTGAAGTTTCAATTTTTAATTCCTCTAAACATATCCTACTACATTTCCAAGTTTTTAATAACTTATCTATATGATAACAAATTTCAATTAACTCATATTTTCTCTTATTATTACTAATAGATTTTTTATTTAATTCATAAGTAGATATGACTTCTTTATAAAGTACATTAAACTTTTCAGTGTTATTTTTATCAAATTCTAAAATAGATAACCCAATTGTATTCGGATTCAAATCTATACCTATAACTCTATTATTCTTTAAATCTTTATATTTTTCATATTGAAGTTTAGACTCATCAAAAATAATATATAACTTTTTATTAACTATATTTAACTTAACTGTAATTGCAATTTTATTTTGTTTACTTAATTCTTGTAACTAATATAAATCATGTAATATATTTTTACGGGGTTGTTTAAATGTTAAAGTAAAATGTTGGTTTCTATTTGGTTTATATATTAATTCATTACTATTAAAGTTAAAATTAAACATTCTATTTCCGTATTTACATGCTTCTCCTTGAAAAGTTATAGGTAATAATTTATCTAATTTATATTGTTCTTTTGATTTCTTTTTTAATAAGTAATCCTTTAGATTTTTAAAACCACCAAAAATTACAGTTTTTAAACCTCTTGTTTTATTTGATTTATATAAGTAAATGGCATCTTTGTTTGCACATTCAGATAACCAACTTGGTTGATTAAATGTTGTATTTACAATAGTTCTTAAATCTTTTTCTTTTAAACTATTATTATCTATCAATCTATTATAAGCATAACGAACCATACTATTAAATACTTTTTGTGTATTTAATAATTCATTATCTATATCATTCGTTATATCTAATTTGATTGTTTTCATAAGTTATATAATAAACTGTATAAAATATAAACATTTTATATTTATTTTATATAATATTATACAGTATTAGTTTAATAATTTATATTTGTTATAATTTACTTTTTCTAATAATCCTTCCTATAATAACTCTTTATTATATGTTGAAATAGTTTTTATTGATAAGTTAAGTACTTCTATAATCTACTATCGTGTTGGCATCTCTCCATTATTAATAACTTTTAATTTATTATAATAATCTATGAGAGTTAACTTCCTTGTAAATTGTCCACCATTTTTATTTCCGTTCTATAGAAACTATATATAGTTATTATTTACTTCTTCTATAGTTCTTCCACCAACCCACTCATTTTTAAGTATATATTGTTTCCTATTACAGACTTTGGATATTTGTGAATGACTGCAGTTTAAATCTTCTGCTGCATGACTCTCTGAAATATAGTTTTTTACGTTACCAGAAATAATACTCTTTAAATATACGGGTTTGTAAAAATTATGTGCACATAATTTCTAATGTTCTGATACCTTTTTCCTCTACTCTTCCGTAAACTTATATCCAGTTATCCCGGCATCACCTCCTAATGTTTGATTATATCCGCTGATATAAGAATTGTACTTCTTTATATAAAAGATTTCTAATGTATCTAATTCAGATTTTATATTATCACATTTTTTAGTATCTATAGTTTCTAAAATTTCTATTGTAAATTTATCAATACTATACTTATCAAATGCTTTGTATAATGCTAAATTATCTTTATAGCATTTATAAGATAAATGCCGTCTTATTCTTTTTTTAAGATATATTGACTAACCAATGTAAGATTTGCCATTTATAGTATTTGTAATTTTGTATATGCCAGGAACATTTGGTATGTCTTTCATTATATGTACATGTTTCATAAATTAAATAATTATTTATAAAATATTTAAAGTTATAAAGAGTTTAATAACTTATGGGTTGTACACGAACCCTCTGAAATCTCTTGAATTTACTTAAAAGTAAATCATCAGAGTTCACTTTTAAATCTAAAATATTTAGTTCAGTGTACTAATTGATTCAATTTAATTAAAAACTGTCTTGTACTATATCTAAAAGAACTAAATAACCATCTTGATTTTACACATCCTCATGGTTTTTAGAGTGTAACCTTATATCAAATACATCAAAGAACACTTTTTAATTATTAATTATAAAACAAATATATAAATTTGTCTCATAAAATTTATTTAATTATGTATTATTTATTAATAACAATACAATCTGAAGTATTCATTAAATTTAGTCTTTGTTGCCCCAGTTGGATTCGAACCAACTCGTACGGTTTTAGAGACCGTTGTGCTCAAACCATTACACCATAGGGCAAAATTTATTTGGTTATTAAATCTTCTTTATTAATTATAAAGCTAAAATTATTTAAAGTTTAATAACCAAATGTTAAAAGTTATGATTTTTTAGATTTAGCTTTAGTTGCAGTCTTTTTAGCAGCTTCACTTTTCTTCTCCTTTGCTTTCTTAGAAGTAGCCTTCTTCTTAGCTTTATTAACTTTCTTGGTTGCTTTAACTTCTGCTTGTTCTGTTGCAATATTTTCAGAAATATCTTCTACCTTTTCTGTATCAGCATTCAATTCAGCTTCAACTACTTGCTTTAACTCTTGCTTATCTTTACGACGTTCTGCACGTTTCTTTTGAGTTTTTGTTTCCTTCTTCTTTTCCTCAGTGTAAGGAGTATTAGTATCTTTCAACTTATTACCAATTTTACTGTTCTTAAAATCTTCAAAAGATTTTGCTTCCATTGGTGGTACAGAAGAACCTAAAATATCTTGTTCTATATCTGTAGTAGTTGAATTATAATGGCGTCGTCCTTTATAAAAAAGTTTCTTAAGACGTTCAATCCATTTATTAGTTTTTAGAAATTTACGTAAATTCTTATCCATGTTAATTATTATTAATTATTGTATATAAATTATAAAGAAATACATGAAAAATGTTTATATAATTATAAAGTAACTTTCAAAATATAAAACTTTTCTGTATCATAAAAGGTAGTCCTAATTTCGTCAGTAGTAATTTTCACAGAATAACCCAATTCTTTTAAAGGATAAGTAAAACGCCTTAAATCTGAATAATCTACTGCGTAATATTCTATTTGATAAGTAAAAGAATGTTTATTACTTGTTAAAGCATCATAAACATTATCTATTATATTATTACATATCTTAATAAGTTCAGTTTCACTTTCCTTAAATTCATGAATATATAGATTCTGTAATTTTGATAAAGTATCTTCTATTTTCCCCATATTTTAATTATTTTAAAATAAACTCTTCATTTTTGAATCACTGACAGTATGTTAAAACTTGAACAAAGCTTCACTTTATTCTTTATTAACTTCTTGCTTCAACCTATCACTACTTTTTAGACTCATTTCTGAGTGGTCATCCATAGTTGGATAGTCCACAAGCTTAAATTCGGTAGTACTGCTACCTACTAATCTCATACCTTCATGTAAGATGTTAACTGCTGCATTTATATCTCTATCATGAATTTTCCCACATTGAGGGCAAGTCCAAAATCTATCACTTAACTTTAAATCTTTATTTTTATACCCGCAACATGAACAAGTTTTACTTGAAGGATAATATCTATCAACAAATAATATTTTCCTGTTATACCACCTTGCTTTATATTCTAAAATTCTTTTGAATTCTCCAAAGTTCATTTCACTTATGCTTTCAGCAAGTTTATGGTTTTTCATCATCCCTTTTACATTTAAGTTTTCCATACAAATAACTTGGTTTTCGTTTATCAATGAGTTGGAAATTTGATGTAAATAGTATTGTTTCTTATCGTTTATTTTCTTATATACTTTTGCAAGTTTAATTCTTGTTTTATTCTGGTTATTTGATCCTTTAACTTTTCTTGATAACTGCCTTTGTAATCTTTTTAATTTGTTATTTTCATTCTTCTTGAAATGTAAGTTATTGAAAACTTCGCCTTCAGATGTAATTACAAAATCTTTTACACCTAAGTCGATACCTATACAACTATCAGTATTTTGTACTCCATTATGAGTTAAATCACCATCAACTAAAATAGATAAGTAATATTCTCCACAAGGTAATTTAGATAAAGTAGCTTGTCGAATATTTGCTTTGTTTTTCTGTAAATATTCAGCATATTTCTTGTTACATCTAAATTTAATATTCTTTATGTTTGCTAAAGAAAGTTTATATGTTGTATAATCATTTATTTTTGAGATTGCCCCAATTTCAAATCTACATGACTGTTTATTATTGTGTTTTGATTTAAATTTTGGATAACCTGTATGTCGTTCAAAAAAATTTTTATACGCTGATAACATATCCATTATCGATTGTTTAAGAACTTTTGTATTTTGTTCTTTTAAGTATTCGAAATCTGGGTTATGTAGCAGTTCATGGTGAAACCAATAACTAAGTGAAGTTCTATTTTCAGAAATATGGTATTCTTTATATTGAGCTATGTTACGAGCAAGTGCTTGATTATACACTACACGACAACAGCCTAACAACATATTAATTTGTGTTGTTTGACATGCTGTTGGATATAATCTTATTTTAACTGCTCTTAACATAATTTATTTTATTTTTATCTTTTATATCATAATATTTTTGAAAACTATATATTAATAATATATATTCTTACTACACTTTATAACTTATAAAAATATATAATTTAGTTCAAAATAATAATTTATTGTTTTTAACACGTTGTCGTGTATTATTTATAATAGTTACAACTTTAGTACTATTATTATTTTTAATATTCATAGTATCTGTTATAAACTATGGGTTATTTGTTAATTTTAATTTACGAGGTGGACAACCTTGACAAAATAAACTATCCCTTGTATTTAATTGCATATATGATTAAATTATTTCTATTTCCTTAAAATTTATCTTTTTCATTTTTGATGGTATTGTATTATCATCAAAAAGTTGAAGTACTATATAAACACCAGACGTTAACTTCTTTAATATACGGCATGCAATCTTTTCATCATGATATATAAATGCTATAATATCTCTACTTGATTCTAATTTTATATTAAGTTGTTGATCGAAATATTTTTGTGTTAACTTCGTAGTACGTGCATTATCAAAAATACTTTTTATTTTATTATCTTCTTCAGGCTCGTCATCTTGTTCTAGATTATCTTGTAAATCTTCGTTCATTTCTTCAAGATAATCTATTTCTTTCTCCAGATCTATGCTGTCATCATCATCTTCCCACATATTGGTAAAAAATTATTAATTTTTATTATTTTAGTTTTGTGTACTATTTATCTCTTGTATTTCATAAGAGAAATACTGTTTTTTGTCTACTCTTGATTCATATAAATTATCATTATTATAATCAATTGTATCTGTTAATGGAGTTCGTATATCTGATGGTGTTGTATTTTTATCTGCTTGTATTACTATTGGTGTAGTAGTTAAATATGCTTTTACTTTATTAATAGGTGCATAATATAATGGCATATCTGCTACAGTAAACCACTTATCCATAAATTTCAAATAATATTGCATTCCCACTCTTGAAAGTGCATACATGCTTGTAGTCCATACCTTTACATTAGGGTGTAATGACCAATATGTATTTTCATTTGCTTTATCAAGTATTTCATTTATATTAGGATCTGTAGTAAATGCACCAAATTGTAATATATCATAATCCTCTGGTATATTATTTAATGTATTCTTTAATAGAGAAAGATCTTTATTAAATTGAATATCATCCTCTAATATAAGAACATTATTATATCCTAATTCATAAGCCTCTTTTATTATACTATAATGATTTCTTGCACAATCATATTCATTAGGTTTTGTAAAACATCTCTTTTCTGAATTATTATTAAATGCATCCATAATAATATTATTATATGGAAATTTACAACCGTAATGAATATTAATAGAAGTTAAATCTAACCCTATATGATTAAACATTTTTTGCATTGCTTTATGTCTAAGTTTATTTTCACATAGGGTTAGCATATAAATAGCATCAAATTTAAGGCTAAATAAATTTTGCATAGCTTTAAAAATTGTGTGTTTCTTATATTTACATTTAAATTTTCAAATTATTTGTTGGTGACATTACAGAACTTACTGCCACAGGTGTGTCATTATTAGTATTTTTTACTTCATTAGACGTTTGATTACTTGATGAAAGATTTAAGTAATCTATAATTTCTTGTTTTTGTTTTGGTGTAATTTTGATCTTACCTTTTTCCCACTTAGTATTAATAGAACGAATAGTACGACGTAATTCTCTACCTGCAAGTGAATAACCATTAGTCTCATAGAATTCACGTTTATTAGCATCAATAATAGAATTGATTACATACTCCTTAATCCTATCATTAAGCTTATTTTCCATTTCTTTCTTAAGCTTCTTATTTGCTGCGGCTTGGATAAGATTATCCATTGCATTTTCTTTTAATGTATTATTATCTTCTAATTCAATACCAATAGATGAACCTGGTAATAAAGTATCATTTTGCATATTACTATTTTCTATATTTTTTATAAGTTTATCACTTTCATTTGCATTATTAATAATAGCATTATTTAAATTTTTATCTTTAATTTCAGTTCCAATATTTAATGCAATATTATCTAAATGTATATTAGGTTGATTATCCATTTTTTATTTACAAATTATGTATATTATTATCAAGACTTATAAAACGAGCGCCTTCTGCCTTTTTATTTTCAGGATGTAATTTATTCCACCCTTTTGCTATTCCATTTACTATAACAGATGTAAAATATGCAAAAGGATTATTAGATTTAGTAGGATCAAATCTTTCCCAATACATAACGCAATCCATTAATGCGACAGCCGAACAATCTTCTCTATCCTATGGATCTTTATAATATTTTTTTCTCTAAATATTTTCAACCATTAATGAAAACATTTCTATGATAGCATCATTTAATCTACCAACTTTCTATGCCTCTATAATTTCTTTTAATAGTAAAGGATTTGATACATACTCCCTACCAGTTTTATCCTTTTTAATAGCGGCAATTTTATCTCTTCTTACCATGTAATTAAAACCATAATTCTATTTAATTATAAAGAAAACAATTAAAAATGTCTAAATAGTAAAAAATAATTACATATACTTTTATTTATATCTATTTACTATTGATTGCACTTTAATATTTTCTATACACTTTCTTTCTTCATCAGTTAATGATTCTGGGAATGCATAATTAATTTCTACATAATAATCTCCTACTTTATTATCTCGCTTTAATCCTTCACGATATAATTTAATTAATTTTTTATTATGTATACATGAATCCAATTTAATTTTACGTGTAATACCATTAGGGATTTTTACATCATATTCACAACCTAATAATAAATCATAATATGGTATATAAACATGCTCTACTACATCTAAACCTCTTACTTCATATTTAGTTGGATCTATATTATATGATGCCTGTGCAATAAAATCACCATTAGCACCTCTCTTATCTTTTGATTCATTACCTGCATTATTAATAATTACAAATTCCCCGTTCTGAATACCAGGTTTAAATGTAACTTCTGCTGTACGACTACTTTGTCTAAATCCACTACCTCCGCATGTCATACATTTATTATCTACTACAAACCCTGTACCATTACATTGTGGACATGCCATAACTTCTTGATATACTGCAAATCCTTGACGAGTGGTTTTTATCTTTTGCCCTGTACCATGACAAGATGGACACATATGTTGACCAGTACCTCCAACACCATGACAATTAGGGCAACGAGTACTAATGGTGTATTTAACTTTTTTAGTACAACCGTTAAATAATTCCTCAATAGTAACAGGGATTTTCATCTTAATACTTGAACCCTTCTGTATTTGAGGTTGTTGACGATTTCTAAAGCCACTATTTCCTCCAAATCCATGCATACCAGAGAACATAGAAAATAAATCGTCCATATTATCAAAACCATTACCACTCATTCCTGAACCCATATTATCTACAGTTCCGAATGTATCATATTGTTTTTTCTTATCAGGATCTGATAATATTTGGTATGCTTCATTTATTTCTTTAAATTTAGCTTCACCTTCTTGTTTTTCTTTTTCTGATTTCTTTGCTAATTTATCAGGATGATACTTTAAACATAATTTACGATATGCAGATTTAATTTTACTATCATCCGCCTCTTTACTTACTCCTAATATATCGTAATAATTCTTAGACATGTTATATACAATTTCTTAAATTTTATAAAATAAAAAAGTTACTCCTTATTTATAAAGAAAATACTGTAATTTGTTTACTTACATTAGCAAGTATTCAAATTACAGTATAAATTTATAAAATTTTAGTTATCACTTTCACTTCACCTCGTCAAAGTCTGCATCCTGTATATCATCAGAGCCTTCATTATTAGAAGTTTCACTTTCTCCTGATGTAGGTTGACCACTTGTTGCACCTGATGCATTCTTAAACATCTCATTGAACATATTTGGATCCATACCTTGAGAACCTTCTGGTGCAGCTTTCTTATAAATCTCCTGAATAATAGGATTAAATGTTTCTTCCAAAGCTTTTTTATTAGTTTCTGCTTCATTAAGATTCTTATCCTTTACAGATTTAAGTACAGCTTCAACTTTTTCATTCAATGAAGTCTTTTGTTCATCAGTAAAGTTATCCTTAAGATTTGCATCTTCAATTGAATTCCTTACTTGATATGCATAACCTTCCGCAGTATTCAAAGCATCTACTTCCTTTCTCTTCTTCTCATCTTCTGCTTTATACTTTTCAGCATCAGCCTTAATCTTATTAATTTCCTCTTCACTCAATGAATTCTGAGAAGTGATTGTAATATGTTGTTCCTTACCTGTACCAAGGTCTTTTGCACTTACCTTCAAAATACCATTAGCATCAATATCAAAGGTAACTTCAATCTGAGGAACACCTCGACGAGCTGGTGCAATACCATCTAATGCAAAAGCACCAATAGTTTTATTATCCTTAGAGAACTGACGCTCACCTTGAAGAACCTTCAAATAAACACCAGGTTGATTATCTACAGCTGTTGTAAATACTTGTTTCTTTGATGTTGGAATAGTGGTATTAGCTTCAATAAGCTTTGTCATAAGTTCACCTTCTGTTTCAAGACCGAGAGAAATTGGTGTAACATCCAACAAAAGAATATCATTTGATGTATCACCACCAGCTAAAATATTAGCTTGCGTAACAGCACCAAGTGCAACAGCCTCATCAGGATTTGATGTCTTATCAAGTGGTAAACCAAATGCCTTGGTCAAACCTTCCTGTACATTCAATGAACGTGTCATACCACCGATAAGAAGAATCTCATCAACTTCAGAAGTTGTCTTATCAGCCTTCTCAAATGACTTACGTGTACACTCTACTACCTTGTCTACCAAAGATTGTGTTAACTCATCGTACTTAGCACGGGTTAATGTCATAGTAAGATGCAATGGACCATTTTCTGTTGCTGTAATATATGGTTCATTAATATCCGTTGTTGTACTTGAAGAAAGTTCACACTTAGCCTTTTCTGCAGCGGTAACAATACGAGCATATGCCATCTTATCCTTCTTCAAATCAATCTTATGTTCCTTCTTAAATTCCTCAATAATCCATTCAACGATAGCATTATCAAAATTTTGTCCACCAAGAAAAACATCACCATAAGATGCTAAAACTTCAACTACCAAAGAACCTTCATCCTTTGAAAGTGTACAGACAGATACGTCTGTAGTACCACATCCTGTATCAACTACAGCAACAGTTTTTTCTTCTCCATCATTTACTTTGATATTAGATGAAAGAATTGCAGCCGTTGGTTCATTAATAATACGAAGAACTTCCAAACCTGCAAGTTCACCAGCCAACTTAGTAGCTTGTCTCTGTGTATCATTAAACCATGCTGGTACCGTAATAACGGCTTGCTTTACATCTTCACCATAATAATCCTCTGCAGTCTTCTTCATCAATGCAATGATATATGAAGAAATTTCTTCTGGTGAATATAATTTAGTTTCATTTTCACTTGTAATCTTCACACGAGGATTACCATTCTCATCAACCACCTCATATGAAATCTGCTTCATCATCTTTTGAACATTAGGGTCATTAAATGTTGCACCCATAAAACGTTTGATAAATGAAACTGTATTCTTTGGGTTCATCACCAACTTACGCTTTGCAGCATCACCCACTGTACGTTCACCACCATTAATAAACACAACTGAAGGAGTAGTTCTCTTTCCTTCTGCATTTGCAATTACAGTTGGTGTACCTGCATTCATTACTGCAACACAACTGTTACCTGTTCCTAAATCAATTCCAATAACTTTACTCATTTCTTATAAATTTAAAATGTTATATTTTTAATTATTAATCACTCTATTATATACAAATATTATGCCAATGTCTATTTTATATAAAATTAAAATCAAAGTGTGACAATTTGTCATATATGACAGAATTAGTGTCATATATTAAAATTGAAATTAAAAAGTGGCAATTCCAATATAATTATATAATGTGGTTAAGAATGATAATATATAATATACATAGTTAATTCAATTAATTAACTTTATATAAAAAGAAAAAAGAAACTTTATATTTTATAAAGTTTCTTTTAAAATAAATGTTTTATTCTTATATAAAGCTATATAATTACATTTACCTATAATTTTATAGGTATTTTATATTTTAATGCTTTAAATAAGAAATAAACTATATATAACAAAATTTATTTCTAATTTACATAATTAACTTCGTATATTAATATATTACATTCAATAACTACATTATATAATTATATTCGAATTGCCACTTTTTACGGTTTCACGATTTGGAAATATGTACCATTTGTTAGATAAGTGTAACGAACTCCGTCTACATATGCATAACCCGGATAAACTCCGCCTGCATTTTCCATTGTAACTTTATTTTCACCTGGCACTGCAGCAACAGTTACAGATCCAGCAAAATATAAATACACGCACATACCAATGAACATACATACACATGTATAAAATGTTAACTTCAAAAACTTCTTAAACATACTTTATTTCTCCTCAAATTAGTTAAAAATTAATTTACTTATAATTATATAGAAATTATGTTATAACGCGATACAAGCGAAATAAACACTGTTTCTGGATGCAAATATACAACATATATTTGAAACATAAAAATAAAAATTTAAATATTTTTCATTTTTAGTTTTAATTAGCAATGTTAACTACTATAAAAATAAATAGTACAATGGAGAATAATTTAATTTTATCAGATAAAGAATTAAATCTTGATAATATAGTTAATAAAATATTATTACAAGATTTTGATAACACATACCACTATAAAATAGTATTACCAAATGGTGAAGTGCTCAATTCTAATTATGGTTTATAGAATTGTATTATTTTTAATGTAAATGAAAGTAACTTTACTGGTAAAGCAAAGATATTAGGAACACTTGCAATATACTTAATTGTTAATAAAAGTAATGACCCTAATAAGAAGATACCATTCTTTACTGATATGAATAAAGAAACTTATGGAACTTATTTTAGATCTTTTTCTAATTTAGATGTTAACAATAATCCATTTGGTTGTATCTTTATAAATTATCATTTGTTAGCTTAGAATAGTAAATTAGAAATCCCTCGTATTAAATATCTTCTTAAAAGTGTTATATCACATGGCATTATTATGATGATGTATTAGGAGATGTATATACAAATGAAACTTATATAGATACTATAGATCAAAATATGTATATGTATACAGATGACTTTAATGAGGAACCAGAAATTATACCTGAAATACTAAGAGATTATAATTATATATTTCAACAAACTGAAATGAATGCATATACACAAACTTTCTATCAATAGTTAAATTACTATATTAATGATGAAAATAATACAAATAAATCTATTGAAGATTTTATGAATTCAGAATACAGTAAAAATGATTATTGGTATATGTTATTCAACTTAAAGAAATCAGATTTAGAATTTAACCATATTGATAAGTTATGTAAGTAGAGTGGTGATTATTTAACAAATCTATATTATTACTATAGAGCTTTAATGACAAATCTTAATATATCAGATAAGACTTATAAAACATGGAATGATTTATTTAATTAGAACTATATGAAAAATATTCCAAACTTAAAACTAATGTCAAAAGTAAAACGACAAAAAATAAAGGAACTTTTACCATCTGCATTTAAAACATTTATGAAAGAAGTTATTATACCAAAATTAACTCCTGAATTATGGGATAAAATTGATAATATGCAAAATAATGTAAATGCTATGTTAGAACACGCATTTAGAAACAATAAATATAATAAGAGAAAGTAAAATAAAATTAATTAAAATATGAAAGCAAAGAATCTGTCACAACAACTTGGTGGTTTAATTAATAGTACAGCGGGTGGTGGGTTTACTCAACCCCCTACTATGGGTACAACTGCACCTATTACAACACAAGGTACAGGAGGTTTAAGTTATGAAGATTCTATACCTGATGAGCTTTCAGATCCAGAACCACTATTTACAATTAATTATAAAGGAGAATAGAAATAGTGTATTAAAAAGGCATTAGATTCTATTAATATTATAGTAAAAGAAGTTGTACCAGAGCTATTATAGAAATCTCCATTAATAGTGGATAAAATTAGGCAAGATGCTGAACAACTTGGTAATTTATATTATCAATATAAAAAGAAAGAAACTTATCATCAAGCTTTATTAGATACAATATCACATGGTGAAACTGAACCAAAACGTTTTGATGTTTGTGAAAAGATTTCTAAATCATTGGAAGAATTAGGAACAAAAATAACTGAAACACAAAATCAAATTCGCAAATATTATATCGATACATATTTAGATATTCAGAAGAAAGATGAAGAAGATGATTTTGCTGCAGGTACAGGTAAATTATTAGATAAGCCTGAGCAGCCACAAGGAAAGCTAACTGTTAATTTAGCAGAAGCTGATGATGCTAATATTATAGCAGGAACAGATGATCTGGTGAAAACACTTGAAGAAAAGAAAAAACAAATGTTGTTATCTAAACATAAACAATCCCAACAAAATGAAGAATAATTATATAAACTTATTACATGAAGGCTTTGATTTTAATAGCTATGGAGATGAGGGTGGTGGCTTCTCAAGCTTTTTCCAAGACCTCTTTGGAGGTGGACATTTCCGTTCATCGGGCTTTGGTGGCCAGCAACAACAGCATAGTGGACAGATGGAAGCAAAGGTAAGTTTGGATATGTATACGGCACTTCTGGGTGGCGAAATCATCATACAACTTAACAACGGGCAAAAAGTGAAGTTAAAAGTAAAGCCTGAAACTCAGAATGGTACAAAGGTTCGGCTTCGTGGTCGCGGTTATAATCGTGGCGATGGAACCTATGGTGACTTGATTATCGTTTATGAAGTGAAGTTGCCAACAGGGCTAAGTGAGCGACAGAAACAGCTGTTACAGGAGATGAAAAACAGCTAATGTTGGTCAAATTTAATTGTATAGAAAAGGAGAAATAGATGAAGATATGGTGTTGCTATAAAGTAGTTGACGCCATATTTCGTTATTCTCAAAGTAGAATGTAGAGTAGAGGTAAATTAAGAGAAGAAAAGAATTACAGGATAGTAGTTTATTCTTTGATTTCTGAAAAAGGAATAAAACAAGTGGCAAAAGCTTTGTTTTATGCGATATTTGCACTAACTTTGTAGGAAAATTTAAGCCAACAATATGAAACAAACAAAAATAGTAGCTTCAATTAGTGA